TTAATAATAATTCAAATAATCCTTTTATTAAAATGGAAGAAGATTTTTGGTTGCCGCAAGGAAGTTTTTATGAAAATAGAATTCGTATGGTTTCAATAAGTGAACCTCAATTGACAAATTATTATAAAGGATAGTATTATTATATTTCTGAAACAAAAACAGATGAAAATACTCATAATATTTTAGAGCATTTTTAGAAACCAACTGATTTTAATTAGTTGACAGGAAATTGTTATTAGGCAGTTTTTATTGATTAGTATTATAAAGATATGGACTGTACAGAAGTATTTAATTTAGAAGAAGCAGATCCTTATTATATTTATGCAATTTGTAATTCTAGAGGAGATTATAGTTATTATAATTTACCAAATGAACAATATTATGTTGATAGTATGTTTAATTATGGTGTTTATGTAGATGCCAATGGAAATCAAACACCTGTTTTTACAGGAAAAATGTTAGATGGAAATTAGACAGATTATATTTTTGATTCTTCTGAATATAATACTAAAATTACTATTAATAAAGATACTATAGATTTAGATGGTATTTATAAATATGCTTTAAAAGATTTAGGAGAAGAAAAAATTACAAAAATAGAATTTAATAATGCTGTTATTTGTGAAATGTGTTATCAAATAAGAGAACTTACTTATGATATAGAATTTACAAATAAAACAGTTGATGGAAAGAAAAAAGCTTATAATGAAATTATAGAAAAATATAATGCTTTTAAATCTTTAATTTCTTTAGAATAGGATTATTAGACACGAATTTCTAAAATTACAAATTAGGATCAATTAAATAGAGAACAACAAAATTATTTACGACAATTAAAAAAATATGAAACAGTTATTAATAATAATTCTCGTTATTTAATTGGAAAAAGTGGTACTATTCAAGAGATTGGAAAAGTTGAACATTAGTATGAGCAAGAAATAAAACAATATTACAATGATTTTATTAAAGAATTAGATATTGCTTTATTAATGTATAAAGGAGAATAGAGATTATGATAAATAATAAAAATAATCCTTTACTAGATAAAGATTTTTTAGCAAAATTAGATATGGAACATGGAAAAGAAATTTTTGCTAAAATTGTTTCTTTAGATCATAATGAAAATCCAATCGAAGAAATAGAAGGAAAAGTAACTGGCGGAACAGTAAATATTGATGGAGCATCAAATTTACAAAGATCATGTTCTCTTTCTTTAATTGCTAAAAATTTAAATATTCGAGATACTTATTGGGGAGTAGAATCTAAATTTTAGTTATATATTGGTTTAATTAATAATATAGATGATAGATATGATTCTATTATTTGGTTTAATCTTGGCGTTTATATTATTACTAATTTCAATACATCTATTTCAACAAATAATTTTACAGTTAGTATTTCTGGTAAAGATAAAATGTGTATGTTAAATGGTAATCTTGGAGGAAATATTACTGCTTGTAGCATTGATTTTGGAAAAGAAGAAATTATAAATGAAGATGGAAGTATAACTTATAATTATTTGAAATTAAAAGATATTATTAGAGAGGCTATTCATGTCTATGGTAATGAACCATATCACAATATTATTATTGAAGATTTAGATTAGAATGGTTTTGAATTAATGGAGTATCGAGGAGATACTCCATTATACCTATTTTTTAATTATGAGACTTCTGAAGTTGATAATATTAAATTTGATGACATAACAGATGATTTAGTTTATAATATATGGGAAAATAATTAGCCTACTTAGAAAACTATTTCTTTAAGAGCTAATAATTTTTTTTATGATACAAGAACTAAAAATTTAGAATATGATCCTTCTTTATTTACTTATATTTATACTAATATAGGAACGGCCGCAAACCCTATATATAAAATATATTCTGTAGCAAAACTTGAATATGGAGAAACTGCTGGTTATCGCTTAACAGATTTAACTTATGCAGGAGATTTAATTGCAAATGTAGGATCAACTTTAACAAGTGTTTTAGATTTAATCGTAAAAATGCTTGGAGATTTTGAATATTTTTATGATGTGGATGGAAGATTCCGTTTTCGTAGAAAAAAAGCTTATACAAATGTCTCTTGGAATAATATTGTAAATAGAAAAGATGAAAGATATGCAGATAATGCTGCTTATACATCTTCTTTTATTTATTCTTTTAATGATAGTAATTTATTAACAGCAATTCAAAATTCTCCAGATTTTGCCAATATAAAAAATGATTATGTCATTTGGGGGAAAAGATCTGAAAATATTCCTATCCATTTAAGATATGCTATAGATAAAAAACCTGTTTATTATAAAAATTAGGATAATAAAATTTTTTTAACTCAAGAAGAATATGATAGATTGGTTAATGAAAAAAGTGCTAATGAATTAATTGAATCATCAGAGGTTATTAAATATAATATGTTCCATACAACACCTTTGCCTACTGGATTATCAGATGATTGGTGGGAAATTGATGATTGGGCAAGAAGATATTTATATTTTGCTGATATAGATAATGAACATCCTATGTCTTATTATTTAAATTTATCTGGATAGGAAGTATATGATATTGTAAAATCTGCAACTTAGCCTACTTCTTCAATTAAAGATTTTAATTATTATTTATATTAGTTAAAAACTTTATAGCTTGGAAATTTTGGAAAAACTTGGCAAACAGAAGATTGGACTGTGATTTTTCCATAGCCAGAAAATCTTAATAGTGCATATTATAATCATATTAATTCTGCTAAAGAAAAAGGATAGTTTTTTTGGTGTTGGCTTTTTGATACTTCTTTATTAAAAGAAACAAAAAAAGAATATATTCGATCTGTTGAACATGGATATAAAATTTCTACTATTTATCCACAAGGATTAACTGGATGTAATCATAAATTTTTCTATGCTTTAGAAAGAAAAAATGAAAATCCTGAAACTTGGTATCATAGTTATATTTTTAATCCTGAAGTCCCAGATAGTTTAAAATCAGATACTGAATTTAGTAAAAAAATAGGAAGTGATGAAACAGAAGATATTGTTCCTATTACTAATTATTAGATTGTAGATTGGCGAGAAATTATATATTAGATGGCTATAGATTATTATAAATATAATACTCAAGATGATTTTCTTTCATTAATTAGAGAAAAAAATATTCGTTATTATCCTTCTGGTTATACTGGATATGAATAGTATTATTAGGATATGGAAGGTTTTTGGAGAGATACTTTATATAATACAGATATAGAATATTTAAATATTGATGATAATATTCCAGATACTAATTAGTTAAATTATTATATTTGGGATGAAGAAATTAAAGCTTTTAAAACATATTCTTTTCATGATGCAACTGAAATAAAAGGATTAGATCCAAATTTAACTTATTATTATAAAGATGTTGTTTTTTCTGTAAATGAAAATTATATAAATGAAATATATCATCCTTCTGAATTATATCCAACAGAATCTTTAGTTGCGGGAACTGGTGAATATAGTGGTTGTTATTTTTTAAATTTAGGAAATAATTCTTGGCAATTATATAGACCTTATTTTTTTGATAAGAAAGATGATTATTATTGGTATGAATATAAAGGTTTACTAGATCTTTAGAGTATGCCATATAAAAAAGAATATTATTATAAAGATAATAATGGTAAATATAATTTATGTAAATATGTTTATATTACAGATGAAACTAAAATAGAAAAACCTACTATTTTTGCACCATAGTTTGATTATATTAAAGGAATTTCTTATTATGAATATCTTGGATATGAAAAATCTACTTCTTTAAAAAAAGGACAAACATATTATACCTAGGGAAAAGAGGTTTATAATTAGGTAGATTCAGTTTTATCATAGATTCAATTTGAGAATTTAGGAATTAATTATTATACAAAATCTGGTCCAAATTATAGCTTAGCAACTCATTATAATGCTGCATTAGCACAAGAATTAAAATATTATAGAAAAAGTTATAAATATAACGAAGCTTTTACTATTTCAGACGCTATAGATTATTATTATAAAGATAAAAATAATAATTTAATAAAAGTAGATGATTATTTTGTAAAAGGCAGAACTTATTATAATAACAATGGAGTCGCGCAATTTACTTATGAAATAAATAAAATTTATTATATTTATAAAGGATATAAATTAATTCCATAGCTAGATTTTGAAAATTATGGTAGTGAAAAAGGATATTGGTATCATATATTAATGACTGATGGTGAAGATTAGAATGTTGATTATTTATATCCTACAAAAATTTATGAACAATATTATCGTTTAGGTGCGGAAAATCCAGAATTAAATGAAAATAAAATTTATAAATATGGAAATATATAGTATCCTGATCATAGTGGAAGATATGATACAATTAATTATGGTGAAGGTTATAAACGCAAACCATTAATATCTTTTAAGAGAGGATAGAATTATTATATAATTACTAATGATTATTATATGTTAATAAATAAAGAATTAGAGCAATATAATGATTCTAAAATTTATTACGTCTTAGAAGATAATAAATATATTAATGCTAAAGATTTAGCAATTTCTATTTATAATAAAAGAAAAAATTCTGCTATTCCAGAAGATATTTAGATTGAAATCGCAAATAGAGCTGGATTAATTTGTGATTTAACAATATTAAAAAATAATAATAAATTAGCTTTTATTGGATTTGATAATTATCGTTCTCTTTATAAACAAATGGATACAATGAGTCCATATAATTATTATGATTGGGGATTTTTTAATTTATGTTATAGTAAATCAGATTTCCCAACGGAAGGTAATTATCCATTATATCAATTAAATAATGATTATGAATTTGAAATTGTTAATAAAGATATATGGGAATCTAATAAGGCTCAATATTGGACTAATTTAAATAATTTGGTTTTTGAATCTAATAAATATTACACAAAAGAAAAACAAGAATGGCAAGATTCTAATGGAAATATATAGAAATTAAAAATTTATTTAACAGATTAGTTTAATCCAGAAACATATTGGACAACTTATTTATCAAATCCAGAAAAATTAATATTTTGGATTGATTTTATAGATACTACTTATGGTGGAGATTTAGCTTAGTATGGAGTCCAATAGATTGGAGATCGGCCAAAAACTGTTAATGATGACAAGATAAAAGCTATTTATTATAGAGATACTCCTCCTGTTGTTTTTAAAGATGAAACTGATAATATTGAAGAAATCATAGAAGCAGCATAGGAAGGAAGTTATTCTTATATAAATATAACCAATAATATTGAAAATCTTTTTTCAATTAGTTCGTAGACTAAATCTGCTTTTGATGAATTAAATAGTTTATTGTATAATTATAGTTATTGTTCAGAATAGATTACATTAACCTCTATACCAATTTATTATTTAGAACCTAATGCAAGAATACTTGTTAATGATACCAATAGTAATATTCAAGGAGAATATTTAATTAGTAAATTAACAATACCTTTAACATATAATGGTACAATGTCTATTGTTGCAACAAAAGCTGTTAATAGAATTTATTAACAATAAAAAAGGAGGACAAGGAGTTTAAAATGGCTAGAAGAATTAAACAATTTCGTTTTTATAGTGAAGGCGATGTAAATCGTAATTAGCCATCAAATATAACCCCTCAAAAACTTTCTTCAGGAAGTGTTTTTGCTGATTACCTTCCCATTAAACAATTAGGTATTCAGGCATTACCTGGTACAAAATTTAAAGTAAATAATTCCAGTGAGCCAGTTGTTATTGGCTCAACTGGAATTTATGAACTTGAATTACCAGATGATGTCGAAATTACAGCTTTATCTTTTGAAGCTAGTTCAATTGCTAGTCTTTCTAGCCTTGAAAATGGTTCTTTAATTGTTGATATTATTTATGAAGATGGGGAGGGTTAATATAAATGGGTTTTTATGGTAATATAACCAATACTGCTAGAACATAGTTTTAGTTTGATAAAAAATATCCTAGTCGTTGGGCTATGGAACAAGCGTGCGCAAAAGATGGGGTATATACTGGTAGATATGTTCTAGTAGAATATGATGAAAATAGATCTGTCGATTTATATCCTTCTGGTTTTTATAGAATTGGAGATATTTTATATAGGGGTTGGATGAAAAATGAAGAAGGATTTTTAATTCCAACTGATTAGGAAGATTATATTTAGCAAGTTATAACACAATCAGATGTAATGGATAGTGTTAAAAATACTGCTTATAATTCTAAAATTTTTAGAATTGAACCTGGATATCATGTTTATAATTAGAATACATCTCCTATATATATTAGAGCAAAAGAAATTAGTGCTAATAATATTGTTCGTTATGAAGTTGTTAGTAATACTGATTTTGCTCAATATTGGGGTGATAATGATATAACAATTCCTAGCAGATAGGTTCTAAGAATTAATGGACAATTTTCAATTCCAAGAGAAGCATTAGCTTTTGCTTTTCCAAATGTTATATATGTAGTTCCAGAAGGATATTCTTATTAGTTAAATACTTTAACTGAATATATTGTCCCATTAACTGGTAATAATAGTACTACAACAATTTCTTATATCCATTAGGAAGATGGAGAATTAAAAGAAATTTTTGATGTAGCTTTATGGAAAACAATAGCAGAAATTGGAGAAGATACATTAAATCTTTCTTCTAATGCTCAATAGAATTTTTTAGTTAATTTTCAAACTGATGTAGCTATATATGGAACTTCAAGAGGATATGATTCTACAGTATGGTAGAAAGTATATAGCGGCGGTATTGAAAAATATGTAATGATTGCGGAATTAAATACTGTAGTTCCTACTTTTGATGTAACTGCGGACGCCCCATCTATGATACCCATCATGCCGCACTTTGATACTGATAGTACCAATGTTTATTATAAACTTCATTGGCAGCCGCAATGGGGATTTAGAATTAAAGCTGCTAGACCTTCATTAATGGGACCAACTATTTCAACGACAGGTGCGATTGATAATAACCCTGTTAATAAAATGAGTAGTAATGAAGTTTTATATCCTTCTGATGAAACTACTCAATGGACTAGTGAATTATATGATAAAAATTAGAAAATTTTTACAAATTATACATATAATCCATTAACTTTTACTTGGGAAACTGCACCAGAATTTTCTGATGTGGACGCCGCAATCTATTATAACAAAAAAGGTTTTGATCCAGAAACAATTTCTTATAGTGATGATTTATTAATTCAATATGATGCAAATGGAAATCCTATTGAAGGCAGTATATCTGAATATTCTGCTTCTGGATGGACAAATGAAGATAAAATAAATATTGCTGCTACTGGTTTTAGTGGAAATGAATATCATTATCATAAAAAAGCTGGTACAGTTAATTTTGAACCGCAAATTGATACACAAGAATTTTCTGTAATGCTACCATCTTTGGGTGATAGTTTAGCTCACGTATGGGATTTAGTATATGGCGGAAGAAATACTAATGATTTAATAAAAACAACAAATAAAAGAAATTTAGATATTGCTTGGGAAGATGCTGGAAATGCATTAGCTAGAGAAGGACTTCGTTTAGTTAATTTAAAACCTAATGGAAATAGTTTCACTTATGATGATAGTTAGGTAAATACTTTAGCAGGTGCAATTAATACTGCTCATGATTTAATGGGTATGATTATTACAAATACAGAAAGAGATTTAACACCGGAAGAATTAGCTGTTGCCCCAAGCAATAATATTTATTATAATCCAGTAGATGGAAGTTATAATAGAAAAGGTATTGAATATAATTATGTAGAAATAAAATATACTTATGAACAAGTTGATTTAAGTGAATTAGAATATGAACCAGGCATTTATTTTATAAAAAATGGTAATTCTTATGAAATTGCAGAAGATGAATATGATAATGAAGAAGAGTATTATAAGAAAATTTGTGATCCATCAAATGCAAAATGGTCTTAGGTATCTTTATCTTAGTTTACTCCTGGTTATTATATTCGTACTTTAAAAGGTGAATGGAATTATGATAAAGGAAGATAGCCTTCAGATCATGTAGAATATTATCAATTTTAGAATGGAATAAGAGCAACTTTATCTGGGAAGTATGAATCTAATAAATATTATTATCCAGTCGCGCAAGGAACTGAAATATATGATGCAGATGGAACAGATTATATATTGTCAACTGATGAAAATGCGACTGAAGGTCATGCATATTATGAATTAATGCCTAGTGAAAAACCAGTTAATTTGAATATGATGGATAAAAGTATATATGATAATGAAACTGGTAATTATGGATGGACTACTGGAGAAGATGGAGAAACCTTAATACCATAGAAATTAGTTTATATTTATGAGCCAGATAGATTTTATTACTATGGTGTTAGTCCGACTGATCCTACAAAAACAGTATTATTTATTGAAAAAATGAGTCATGAATAGTGGAAAGCAAAATATGATGCTAATGATCCAGAAGTAACAGAAAGAGAATATTTAGCATTAGATAAAACAATTAGTAAAGAAGCTACCACAATTATGATTGAGGATGAGAATGGTAATATCGTACCAGCTACTATTATTAATAACATTGTAAATGTATCTGGTGTATATAGAGTAAATTTAATTCCTTTTGAAGAAAATAAATATTATTTTAGAGAAAATATTTCAGAAATTCCTAATCCTAATATTAACTCTGTGGATGACCCATTAACTTTAACTATTACTGGTCGTTGGAGATTATTAACACCAGAAATTTTAAAAGCACAATATGATGCACAATTTATTGAAGAAGAAAATGGTAATGCACCTATATTTGCAGAATATTATACTTTAGAGAAATCTTTATAGGGTAATTTTTATATTTCTAATTTATATTGGTATAAAACTCCAGATTTAAATTGGGTTAAAGATCGTAGCTCTAAAATGACTGAAGGAAGAGAATATTATTAGAAATTAAATTTTGAAAAAGTTAATAAAAAATTTTATAAACCATATAAGTATTATTATTAGAATGATTCTCAAGATGAATATTTAATGGATTATGCTAGTGATATGACAGAAAATAGGGTATATTTTGAAAGAACACCTATTTTTGTTATGGAAGATGAAAAATATCTTTATCCACGAGGCGCAGAATGGTTAGGTGAACCTAATGATTTAATTCCTGCTTCAGTTAAATTAGCATATAAAGATGAAGTATTAACTTTAATTCCTTTAGTTGGTTTTGCAAGAGAATTAAATACAATCAATGGCTTAATATTACAGATGAATAAAATGCTTGAGATTGGAAATGTAGATACAAGAGATAAAACAACTTTATAGGGTAGTATAAATACATTAAATGATTATATTTATAAACTTAATGAATTAAAACCTAAAGAGTTTGTAATTGCAGATAGTTATGGTAGAATTCATAGTTCTCCTTGGGATACAGATAATTGGTTAAAAGTAAATATTCTTGCAAATCCAAGTAGTCCTAAAATTACTTTTGAACATTTATATAATCCTGTTGCAGATACTACCTCTACTATTTCTGAAAATGATAGATCTGATACTTTAGAATTATATACTCCAAAAGTAGATGCTAAAGGACATGTAGTCGGTAAAAATATTGAAACAGTAACCCTACCATTTACTTTCAAAATTTTGAAGAGTGAAAATAGTTCTGATGACGAGAACTTATGGTCGCAAGCCGCCGGAGCAACCCATTCAACTGGTGAAAGTACTGATGATATTGTAGCTGATAATACAAAAGATATTTTAACTTTTTCAGCAGGAAATAAATGGATCAGATTACAAAGTGATGCAACTAATGATAAATTAGTTCTTGCTCATGAAACGCATAATATTATTACAACTTCTAGCACTACTGATTTCAATGCAGTTAGTTCTGGAAATACATTAACAATTCAAGATTTAGTATTTGATTTAGCTGGACATGTAATAGAAAATAAACCACATGTATTTACGCTTCCTTATAGCTATAAGACAATTGGTGTAAGTAATACAACTAATACAACAACAATTTCTGGAACAGATGGAAATGTTATTGCATAGGATATTTTAGAGACTTTAGCTTTTGAAGCTCAAAACAAATGGATTAAATTAGTTGCTGATAATACTAATACTTTAGTTGGTATTGCACATGAAATTCATACTATTACTAATACTGCTAAAGCTGATACTGATTTAGAAACTGTTTCAGATTTTACTGTCCAAGATTTAGAGTTTGATGCAGCTGGACATGTTATTGCAAATTAGAGCCATAAATATGTTTTACCGAATAATTTCAAAACCTTTAATATTACTGGAACAAGCGCAAGTACAACTTCTATAACTGGTAATAATGCTAGTATAAATGCTACTTCATCAGCAGATTCTATAACATTTAAATCTGGAAATAGATGGATTGAAATTAATGGTGATAATACTAATGATCAAATTGCTATAGGACATGCGGCAGCTGGTTCTGCGGCCGTGAGTAAAGGAGATACAGCAGCACAAACACCTGGCTTTGGATCCACTTTTAAGGCACTGTCCGCAAGTATTGACCAAATGGGGCATGTAGTATCTCTTGAAGAACATACTATTACTTTGCCAACTGTATCAGCAGTTAATAGTTCAAATGATTTAGTTTTAAATTCAGTTTTAATTTCTGATACTACTGGAGCTTTATCTTTTGAAACAAAGAAAGTAGGATCTTTACTATTAACAGATTATCAATCTACAAGTGAATTAATAGCTGAAACAGATTCTATTAATAGTGCTTTCTAGAAAGTTGCAGAAGCAATTGAAATTGCAACTGATGAAGAAATAGATGCTATCTTTTCTAATGGAGGTACACCTTAATGGGTTTAATTAATACAGAAAAATTATAGAGATTTTATAATACTCTAAAAACCCATGCTTTTGAAGTTACTTCTCCTGATACTACAGGAGAAGTAACTTTTAATAATACAGATAATTTATCATAGCATGTAGGAAAAATAGAGTTTAAAATAGATGATTTATATAATAAAATTTATATTTTATCAAATATTGTAAAAAATTCTGGGGTTAATTCTACAGAATTAGATGATTTGATAACAGAATTACAAAATATAATTTCTCCAACTCCAGCTCCAACTGAAGAAGAAGAAGAAGAGGGGAATTAAAAGGACATTTTAAATTAATTTATTTTTAATATTTTATAAAAATTATAGAGTAAATGAAATAAAAACAAGGAGGCTAATAAAATGGCAGTTAATTATGTAAGATTTCTGCGTGGTACTCCTAATGCTTATAAAAATTTAAGCGTTAAAAATCAAGATACTCTCTATTTTATTTCAGAAGTCAATGCTACAAAAGGCGTTCTATATTTAGGAGATAAATTAATTACTGGTTTAGATGCTAGTAATGTTAATATTGCTCTTGAAAATCTTTCCAATGTAATTTGGGATGGTTCTGAAGGTCAAATACTTGTTAGTGATGACGCTGGACATTGGGAAGCAAAAAATCCAAAAGAAGTATTAGAATCTGTTGTCAAAGAAATGACTGGTGCTACTGCTGAAACAGATGGTAAAGCAGGATTAGTTCCATAGCCTAAAAAGGGTGACTAGGTAAAATTTCTTCGTGGAGATGGTACTTGGGCACAAGCTGCAACAAAAGGAGAATTTGATAATCTTCATTCTACTGTAATGACTTTAATTGGAGAAGATGTTGATCAAAATGGATCTGTTACTAAATCAATTAGAGATATTGCAAATGAAGAATTAACAAAACAATTAATTCCTGTTGATGCAAAAGAATCTTTAGATACATTAAAAGAGATTGCAGATTGGATTTAGGATCACCCAGATGATGCAAGTAATTTTAATACTCGTATATTAAAAATTGAAAATACTCTTTATGATACTAAAAATCCCGATTGGACAAATAATTTAGAGGGACTTATTACTGTCGTTAGTAATATGCAAACTCAAATCGATGCATTAGATCCATAGAATATTACTGATTTACAATATGATGTAGGAATATTATATGATAAATTAAGATGGCATGATATGAATGAGGCTGATGGCAGTGAACTTTAATAGGAGAGGAGAGATATAATTTATGGCTAATGTTCTTTTTAAACAAGGAACTCAATCAGCTCTTAATGAAATAAGAAGTAATAAAACAGCTATAGAAGGTTCATTTTATTTAACAAATGATACTCATAGATTATATATCGGTCGCGCAAATGGTGATGCAGTTCCTGTTAATGAAGGTGTAAACACTGTAACCTCATTAGGAGATTTACCTAGAGTTACTGCTGGTAATGAATCAGCTTATGTAGGTTAGTTCTATTATGTGACAGCATAGAATATTTTATGTGTTTATTCTGCATCTAGTTAGACTGGTAGCGAACATGGATGGGTTTAGATAAATCCTAATACAAATACTCATTTAAAAGATTTAAAAATAAATATTACTGTTACTAATGGAGTAGCAACAGTAAGTACTAGTATTACTGAAACAATGCCAACTAGTGAAGATGCTGGTGATAGTATTGTTAAAGATTTTAAGGTTCAAGGTAATAATGGTATTACTGTTGGAGTAACAGATAATAACGTTGATGGAACTGGAGATATTTTAACAATTTCTGGAGATCAATATAGTCTTAGTGCTGGGACAGAAAATTCAGTATTAAAGACAGTTGATCTTTCTTTATCTTCAGACTCTGGTCATGATAGTAGCGTAACTTTAAAAAGTGGTGGAAATATCACCATTTCTAAAGATGGCGATGATATTTTAATTAGTGGTAATGATACTCAGTTAAATACTGCTGTTGGAGCCAATGAAGCAGAAGGTTTTTCTGTAACTGTTTCTGATACTAAGGGAAATAGTGAAAAAGCAACTATTAATCCTCAAATTAAAGTTGGCGCAGATACAGCTACTTAGCAAACAGTAAAATTCCAAAATGGTTTAGCAACTCTTCCAGTTTATACTAAAGATGAATTAGATAAAAAATTAACTGGATTAGATGCTATGTCTTATAGAGGAACTGTTGGAAACTCTAGGACTTTAGTAGATGTTAGTAATGCTGGAGTAAGAGTTGGAGATACTTTATTATTAGATGCTGATATATTAAGTATACCAACAGATGATGGTAATAAGCAAGCTAAAACTGGAGATATGATTATTGCTAGAGGAACAGAAGATCCTACAACTGGATTAATTACTTCTGGTCTAGTTTGGGATATTGTTCCTTCTGGAAATGATAGATATAATGATACTACTTATATTGGTAAACCAACTGAAGGCGAAGGCGCTTCTGGAGATGGCGTTTTTGCTTCTAAGCCATATCAAGGTATTAAAATTCAAGATACTATTGAAAATGAGGCTTGCGCAGAATTAGATATTTATGCTGGCGATAATATCACTATTGATGGAGATTCTTTTGTTAGTGGTTCTAATATCATCGGTAATAAAGTATTAATTTCTCACAGTAATGTTGCAACAGAAGGCGGTACCGCAGCTCCAGCGACAAAAGAATAGAAAACTGGTGGTGGAACTAATTTTGATCAAGCTGCTGGAGAATCTTTATCATTTACTGCAGTTACTGCGGTAACAAGAGATACTAAAGGGCATGTTATTGGAGTTAAAACAAAAGATATTACTGTTGTTGATACTTTCACAAATATCAATAAAAATGATTATGAATCTTCTGTCACAACTGTTAATAACACTTCAACAGCAACAGTTACAAATACTATCATTGGTAAGAATCCAATTAATAGTGATACTGTAACTACTAAAGCTGGTAGTTTTGCTATCGAATCTTCAACTTTATAGTTAACTAATACGAATACAGGTACTGGAACAGAAGATAAATCTACTGTTATTGTGGCTGATATTGTATGGGGAACATTTTAATTTCTTAGGACAATTATTATTAAATATAAAATAAGTTTTTTTACTCTATTATAGAGGATTTATTCATGGGAAAAGAGGAAATCCTCTTTTCCCATTTTATTTTTATTAAGATAGAAAGGAGTTTAATTCATTGAGCGATATAACTTTTAAGCCAATTAGAGGCATTGAAGAAGATTTAATGAATCAAGCCGTTACTGATGGTGCTATTTTATTCGCTGAAGACACTGGAAAAATGTGGATGGATGCGCATGAATAGAGAATTCCATTAGGTGGCGGTGGTGCTTCTTTAATTTATGGTCATGATGCAAATCCGCAAGAAGTTGCAGATGCAGATGGAAATTTTAGCTATGTTTATGATCTTGATTAGCTCGATGAACCTGATAAAAAAGTTTTTGCAAATGACTTAATTTTAAACTCTGATGGTTCTTTTTTTAGAGTTACCGAAGTTTATGATGAAGAAAGACAAGCCATATGTACAAGACTTGCTGTCAGTGGATCTGGTGGCGGAGGAGGCGGCGGTGGCTCTCAAGCTCGCGCAGCTACTATTAAAGGCTCTACTTTAGTAACCTCAACTATTGTAAATGGTCAAAATATTGCAGCGACTTTTACCGCAACATCAGCCCTTGATCAAGATGGAGAAGCCATGGATGAAGAGATGACAATTTCATGGCGAATTGAATTAGATGAAACTAAAATAACTTATGCACAAGGTAGTTTTATTGTTCCTAGTGGAAAACCATACACTTTTGAATTTGGTAATCAATTAAGAAATTCTGCTAGTTCTACTTTATATATTACTGCTGCTGGTGTTAATAGTGGATCTACTAGAACTATTAACTTTAAAGTTACTACAGTTGAATTAACATTAACGCCTAGTGAGAAATTTACAAACGCAAGTGCATTTGGATCTTCTTTTACTATGTATTGTAATATTAGTGGCGCTATTGATAAAATTTTAAAATGGTCTATTGATGGCGAAGTGAAATCTAGACAAGTCCTTGGAAAAGGTGCTGCTGGAGAACAAAAATGTGAAGTAAGTGGAATTACCCACGGTTATCATACAGTTACTATTGATTTATTACAATCTATTAATGGAGAAGAGGGCGTTGGAGTAAAAGAGCCATTACAATTTGAAATTGCTGTTAGTGATGGTGTTTCAATGGATCCTATTATTTGGTTAGGAGATTATGGTTCTTTATATTATAATTATGATTCTGTAAAAATTCCATTCAAAGTTTATAATCCAAAAACTGCGAATACAACAGTTCAGTTCTTTAAAGGTATTACTGAATTAGATTCTTCTCCAAGAGAAGTATCTAATACAAGTAAAGATTTTGAAATCTTAGAATTAACAGATACAGAAGTTGGTATGTTAAATACTTATACTATCACTTGTAAAAATACTGATACTGGTGTTTCAATTTCTCGTGATGTTAAATTTGAAGTTATTCAAGATCCTAATAGAGATATGACTCTTGTTTCAAAAGAAAATCTTTTAATTTCTTTTGATGCGGCTGGCCGCAGCAATAATGAATCTGCAACTAAGCGTGCAACTTGGACATATGGAGATAAAAAAGCAACTTTTAAAGATTTTAACTGGTATAATAATGGTTGGATGCTAGATGAAAATAAAGACACTATGCTTCGTATCAGTAATGGTGCTGAATTTAGTATTCCTATTGGAAGTATGATTATTAATGATGCTACTACTGTAGCTAATCAGTCTCGTACTTTTGAATTAGAGTTTAAGGTTCGTAATGTTCAAGATTATAGTAACTTAGTAAAAGAAATTACACGTTATTCTGGTGATGATAGATATTGGGATGCTTATTTAGCACAGTCTCACTTCACTAACTATGACGATTATCTTCAAAATTTCGTTGCTACTGAAGAAGGTTATACTTATGAATTTAATGGTTCCCCATTGAATCCAGATCATAAGACATATGATGAGTTAACCGCAAGTTTCTCTCATGTCTATAAGCAAACTAATACTTCAGCAGCTTTCTGTTCATACTATGATTCTGGTAATCATGGTTTCTGTTTAGGACCTCAAGATGGATTCTTCTCTTCTGGAAGTTCTACAGTTAACGTTAAGTATGTTGAAGATAAATTAATTAATTTAACTATTGTATTCAATTATACTGATAAACGTATCTACATGTATTTAAATGGTGTTCTTACATCTGTTACAAATATTAGAGATACACAGGCAGTTACTATCAATACTCAGAACTTAAAGTTTAATTCTGAATATTGTGATGTTGATTTATATAAATTTAGAGTTTATAATGGCGCATTATCTATCAGAGATATTCTTATGAATTATGCTGTAGACCATAAGAGTGTTAGAGATTATGACCATACTAGATTCTTACTTGTTTCTAATACTGATATTGGTGAGTATCAGATTGATCCAGCGGCTGCAATGAACTATACAAGTGATGCATATGCCAATGATCCAAATGAATACTTAATGCCATATGTAATATTTGAAACAAATACAGGCGATGCTTTACCATTTAGTAAGGCACAGGCTAAAACAATTGCATTTACATTTGTTAACACTCCACTTGAAAGAGCTTATGCTACTGGAGAGTTAGAGGAATTAGCTAATGCTATGGGTCCTGCGCAGAAAGAAGCGGCGGCTGCAGAAGGTTTAACAAATGTACAATATTATTATAAGCATCATTGTCCATCATTTACTAGTGTATATGGTAATGATAATAATGCTAAATTTAATGTTAAGTTATCTGTTCAGGGTACTTCTTCTGAGTTCTATCCTCGCCGTAACTATAAAGCTAAGACAAAAGGAACTAGAACAGTTGGTACAGAAGAAGAAGATGTTATTAACATGATTATGAACAAGGGTCCGTTCCTTGAAATGTATAATGAAGATCCAGAGTCTACAAGACTTGATTTCTTCTACATGAATAACTACGTTGTAGGAACTACTAAGTTCACAATGAAGATTGACTATATGGAGTCTTCTGGAACTTATAATATGGGTCTTGGTAATTTAGTTAATAACGCTTATTCTAGACATCCTCTAGATGACCTTAATGCAGCTGGAGCTTTCTTGAAGATTTCTGGATATGAGCCAGCTACTACATTTGATAAGAATAGAACTTATTATGAAGATAGTAAAGGAAAAACTAAAGTTAAGCCAAAAACTCAAGAAGAATTAGATGCTTTAATTGCGGAAAAGGGTGCTATTTATACTGAGACTTATCAACCTTATCAATTTGATAACACTGATTCTTATAGAACTAACATTCAAGGATTCCCTGTTATGACTTTCTGGAAAGATGCTAATGGTAAGTACACTTATATTGGTCGTTACAATATGCTTCTTGATAAGGGATCTGATGAATGCTATGGTTTTAAGCCAAATAAAAAGATTGTTGCTGCTTTTGATAAGAAGAAGAAGGCAGTAAGTAAGGTAGTTGAGTGTTGGGAATATTCTGATAATAACCGTGGTTATTGTTCTTTTAGAGATCCTCTTGGAAGACATAAGTTAAATTTCGATTATTATACAGTTGATCCTTTAACAGGTAAGCATAAAACAATTTCTGCAGAAACCGCGACTGAAGAACAGGTTACTGCTGGATTAGTAGGTAAGATTGATAGAGGACTTAATTCATTAAGTTCATGTCCAATTGTAGCAGACTCTTATGAGTATCGTTATAATCCAGATGATGATTTACTTGATTACTTCTATGATCCTGTTAAGAATGGTGATTTATATTCATCATTAATTGAAGATGGTTATGAAGCTTCTCAATTATAGGATATAGATTGGAAGTCAGAAACATTATTTGATAAGATGAAGAATTGGGAAGCTGCTTGTCAGTGGGTATGGTCTACTTGTACAGATTCCGTTCCTTCTCAAGGTGATGCAACTACTGCTTCTGAATTTGATTTAGAAACAGGTCTTGTTATCGAGGGTACTAATTCTTATATAAATGGTCTTAGAAAAGCAAGATTAATTGCTGATTATGTTCCTGCAACAGAATATGACGCTAATATACAATATTATGATGTAAATGAAGATGAAATTCAAACTCCTACTCCAGAAGTATTTGCTGCTAGTTTAGTAGATGGAGCTAGTGAGAATTATTTCGTTGCTGTTCCAAAGACTGTTACATATGGTGCAACTACTTATACTTGGGATAGTAAAGAATATAGAAAAGCTAAGTTTACAGCTGAATTAGGTTCTCATTTTAATCTTGATTATTGTTTAATTTACTTCGTAGTCACAGAAGTATTAATGTGCTACGATTCTCGTGGTAAGAACTGTATGATGGCTACTTGGGGTCCTCAGACCGCAAATGGTGATTATATTTGGTATCCAATTTTCTATGATATGGATACTCAATTAGGTATTAATAATACTGGTATTCCTTCTTTCGATTATTTTGTAAATGCAACTAAAGAAGATTGTTTCTCAACTTCTGATAGTGTATTATGGAATAATCTATTCGCTTGCTTCTTTGATAATATTAAGAGTACATATTCAACTCTTAAAGGTCAAATTCAAAGAGGTAATATAACTAAGAAGGGACCTTTCTATGATATTGATACTATTGAAGGTTGGTATCGTGCTAATCCAGATGTTTCTGGTGAAATTGAAATGCGTGGTTCTAGACCTTTAGCTATTATAAACATGGATGAGTTTTATAAATATATTTCTATTACGAATCCAAAAGTACAATATCAGAGTAGAGATGGCTCACTTGCTACTGATGGTGGTACTTATTTCTATGCTTTACAAGGAGATAGAAGCTTATCTCGTCAGCAGTTCCTTGCTAGACGTATTAACTTCATTGATTCTTGGCTTGGATTAGGAGACTATTCTAGAGCAGAGGGTACATCAATTCGTGGACGTATGTCCGCAAACAGCTATCCAGATAATAACTCAGATAAGTGGGTAACTGGTACAGCTGGAAGCAATACAAACTTAATTCCTGATACACCATATTATCTTGATGGTATTACTACTTATAAAACAGGTAGAAAGAAAAAGACTAATTATCTTGATGCTGATACATTTATCGGTCTTACTCCATATCAGAACTCTTATGTTACTCTTGGAACAGATAATGAAGCTTTTCCATCTAGAGCATTTAATGGTCAGGTTGTTGATTATCCATTCTCTACAACTATCGTAAATGGTATGTTAACAAGCCCTAATTATGCAGAGCAATTAGTATATATTTTCGGTGGTAAGAGTTTGAAAGATATTGGAGATATTAGTAGACTTTACTATGCTGAATTCTACGCTCCTGGAGCCACTCACTTATCAAGAATTTTACTTGGTTGTGATGATCCAGAATTCTTTAATAAGAATTTAAAATATCCAGACTTTGATGCGGATATTGAAAGAGGTGTTGGTAAGCCTCTTCTTAAAGAAGTTAACTTAACAAACTGCACAATTAAAGATAGCAACTCTGTAAACTTCGTATTTACAAGTTCAGAAAAACTTGAGATATTTAAAGCTTTAGGCTCTAATATTGATGGTGTTACTTTCGCTAAAGGTGTTGCTTTAAATACATTATATTTACCAAATACAATTAAATCTGTTGAATTAGTTGAAGCAGCCAATTTGACCAATGTATTAACTACAAAAGAACCTTCTATCTGGATGGAAACTTATGATGCTAATGCTTCTGATAACCCATCTTGGGCAGCTGACGCAATTGCATTAAACTTCCATGGAGATATGGATTCTTGGATTGCAAGACCTGGTTTATATATTGAAGGATTAACAAATTTAATTGACTCTGATTCTATTAATGCTAATACAAATACAAATATTGAGAGCTTCTCTATTGTCGGTGGTAATTTAGGTTATGATACTTATAAGATGATAAATGTACTTTATCAAATTAAAAAAGCTAGAAATTGGGATAGTGATTTAAAGATTAATCTTGAAAATGTCCAATGGTCACCTTACTTAATTGTTGATGAAGAAGAAGTTCGTGATAGTAATACTCAATATTTTGTTGATGATTTCCATTATGGTTTTAAACCTTACGTTTATACTAATGATGAAGATTGGGCATTAGCTTTAAAGAATAAAGAAATTTATAAGTTAGATACTGAAGTGGCGGCCGCACAGGCTTTAACAATTACTGATGTATAGATGTTTAGAGATTTTATTACTCAAATAATTTTCAAAAATACAACTTCTACTGGAACAAGTACACCAAATATTACTGGTGAAATTTATGTTAATAATGAAACCGCCATTAATGAATCTGATATTAGAAATATTTTAATGAATGATAGCACTGGATTCCCGAAATTACATTTCCATTTTGCGCATGTTAATGAAGGATATCATGCAAGATTTATTTCTATGGAAGATGATGGAACTTATAAGACTTTAGGTGTTTAGGTTATCGGTGTAAATGAAGCTTCTACAAAAAATACTTTTAGTAATCCTTTTGCTCTTTATGAAGGCAAACGTGATAATTATGACTTTAAAGGTTGGAATATTGTAAATCGAGAAGATGAAACATTAGTTTCTTTATCTTCAGAAACATCTGATGGATCTAATGAATGGAATAATTCTACAATTAGTCATTTAGTATCTGGCCAATTTGAATATACATATTATGTTATTTTCGTAAAACATAAATTTAAGATTGAATTTAAAACCGGAACAGAATCTACTGGATTTACTGAGGTTCAAACTGATTATATTCCTTATGGAGATAAATTAATAACTCCAGCCATAGTTCCAATTATTGACGAGAGTTCTCTTGGAGATGAAGAAAGATATAGATTTATTGGATGGACTCAAGATAAAAAAGCTGTTATTGCAGCTAATAGAAGTGTTGCAAAAACTGTAAATCTTGATTTTGTTTATTCAACATCCGATATGACTTTCTATGCTTGCTTTATAAAAGAATCTGTTTATGATTCTGTTACTGATTTAAAATACTTCTCTTGGAGAACAGCTTCTGTTGTAGTAGATCCTTTCTTACCAAGTTCTGAACAATAGAGTGTTTCTGGATATGCTTTATCTCTTGGAACTGATGAAAATGGAAATGCTTACAATTTATCTGGAAAAATTACTTTACCATTAGAAATTAATGGAACACCTGTTGTTAGAATTGAATGTTATAATTTAAGTGGCTTTGGTAAAGATGTAACTCATATTTATTTCCAATAGAATGTAACATCTAGATTATTAAGTTTAGACAGATATTGTTTTGCAAGAATGTCTAAATTAAAAGTTTGCGAATTACCAGATTCTATTACTTAGATAGGTGAGTATGTTTTCTTTGAAGATAGTAGTTTAAAACCAATGAATTTTAACTGGAATAATTTAATTTCTATTGGAACATATGCTTTATCAAACTGCTTTAATTCAGAAATGACAAATAAAACATTATATTTCGGTGGTAATATTAAATTTATGGATGAAAGAGTTGTATCCAATATTTTAAATAGTCCAAAAGAAATTGTAATTGGAGATAATAATCATCCTTGTCAATTATTAATAGGAGGAAATTCTGGTAAAGCTATTATGCGTTTTGCTAATGTATATCCTTCAACAATAACCTTTAAGACTTCTGCTAGTGATTATACTGCATTACGTAATATGATTGAAACTGGTGGACCAAATGGCGGAAAATGTATTTAGATTAGTGGCGTAACAGACGCTTCTACTTTAATAAATATTGTTTTTGAACAAGTTTAATATAGAGAGGTAAGAAAATATGATTAAAGAAACTTTATATACTTATCTCGGCACAAATGGCACACTTACCACAACTATTGAGCTGGAAGGTGTGCCAGCCATTAAACGCATTCGTCTTACTGCAGAGTATGGTAAAAAACTTACTGATGGAAAACAGAGGGTTGATACTATAACTGTAAAAGAAGAAGAAGTAAAAAAATGGATTGAAGTAAAGAAATAATTTACTTAGGCCAAAAGAGATTATAATATTAAGTTATTTTTTTAAATAACTATGATAAAAATTATTTTATGTTTTTATAAAAAACAAAGATCGTGCGGGTTCCCGTTTAAACGAATGTTTGGACGGGAGCTTGCGCAAATTTTAAAGAAAGGATTGGGATTTAATAGTGATTACAAAAATTACGCAAGCAAATGCTGAGAAATATACAGTCCGTTTTGCCCAGGCCGCTCGTGATTTAATTGACTATGAAAAAGAAAAGGTTGAATCAGAATCTAATTATGAACCACCTTTTCCATATGATGAAAATGACGAACCTCTTGAGCCAATTACCACTATTGAAGAGTATTTTAAATATCTTCCTAATTTACTTGAATTAGGCGGTTCTAAAGCATCTGATAAATATACAAGACTTCATTCTTCTGGACGTAGATATACAATGCTTCCAATTGATGAAGGAATCTTTGATATTAATGCCAATACCCGTGTAATTACAGTTCCTGCTGAATTCAAAGATGGAATTTCTGTTCAAGGTGATGAATTAGCAGAAGTTCTTTATTTCCGCATTGATAGATTCTATGATGCAATGGATTTAGATACTGCTGATATTTATATTCAGTGGAAGGCCGCAGATGGCTCTACTGGAGTATCTACTCCTTGGGTAATTGATATTGAAAGTCAGCCTAATAAAATTATTTTTGGTTGGGCTATTTCTTCTGCTATAACTGGTAATGCTGGAAATATTGAATTTGCAGTTCGTTTCTATAGAAGCGAAGGCGGTGATCTTAGTAAATTACTTTATAGCTTTGCAACTTTAACACAGACTGCAAAGATTATGAGTTCTTTAAATTTCACTCTTGGAGATCAAACTTATATCACTGAATATGGTATTGATGATAAGATTTCTTCTCGTATTGCTACTAGTGAAACTAAGATTGTTGGACAGGAAGTTGCATTAGAGCCATTATATCTTTACAATGCAGAGCAAGATGCTGCAGATGCTAAAGTTGGTGATGGGACAGATCTTACTGCTAAATATGCTTGGTATGATGCTGAAAATAAGATTACCTATATTGATTTAACCGGTATTGAAGATGGTAAAGAATATGAAGCTCTTCATGTTTCTGCTGTTTCTACAGATGCTGGTATTATTTCTTATAAGTGGACTTATAAAGATATTGATACTGATTTTGGAGAAATTAATGCAGCTGGAACAGATAGTGATCCTTCTAAATCTAAGATTTCTATTGAGTTCTTTAAGACTAAAGATACTGAAATAGTGCCTAGCAAAGTTTATTATGAAGGTCATAGTAGTAGTGGATCTGGAGAGATTGATACTTTCACACCATTTGATCTTAGTCAATTAAATACTGAATTAGCAGAAACTCCAGCAGATAAAGGACTTTATGAGAAATTTAGTGAATTAAAAGTTTATCAAGTTGGTAAATTCTATGCAACTGCTTATAATAGAAAAGCTAAGTCTAATACTGCTAGCCTTGATTCTGAAATGTTTATAGTTCCAAAGCCAATCGTACCTGTTATTACAGATGCAAATAATTTAAATCCAGATGGAAAGAATTATATTCTTAATAAAGGCGGTACTGCTGGAAATACTGTATCCTTAGAGGTTAAACCAGATAATACTGAAACTTATAATCATACTCATAAAGGTGTTTTAAGTTATGAATGGTATCATCGTAGTGGAGAAGATGGCGTCGAATATGCTAAAATCCAAGATGCACCAAATTCAAATAGTTTAACTCTTACTTTTGATGCTGATAAACCTGCAAAAGAAGTTGAAGGATATTATAAAGTAAAAGTTATTAATACTAAAAATGGTAAGAGTGTTGAAACAGAATCTAAAGAAGCAAGACTTTCTTATCCTGCTGAAGCACCAGAACTTGGATATCCTATCAATGAAGATCAAACAAAAGTTAATTTTAATAATGTTGATCAATTACCAAATTTAATAAAAGTTGTTATTACTCCATCTTGGTCAACACAATGGAATATTTCTGATAGAATTGAATATCAGTGGTATGAGACTTATGATGAATATCCAGATAAGAAAAAATATGATATTGATCCTGAAACAGGAAAGCCTGTAATTGTTTCTACTGATGATAGAAAATGTAATGTTGAAGAAGATGGTAATCCAGGAACTAATTATAATTTTGTTCCGAATCATGCTGGAAAATATTTCTGCGTAGTAACTAACTATAAGAATGGAACAGATGCTTCTACAATAAGCGATGTTTTCTTCGTAGTCTAATGTTTAAAGGAGTAAATATATGATTACTAGTGCTGAAGAATATTTTGCGAATATGTTTAAAATCGCAGAAACAAATAATATTCCTACGCTAGCAACTTTACTCCCACATGATGAGCCGATCTATGATATAGATTTAAACTCTCGAACTGTTGAAGCGCCAGAATTTTTAAGTGTACTTGACGACCATGCATCTGAGACTATTTATTTTAGAGTTGATAGATTTTTTAATAACATGGATATGTCAACAACAGCGTGTGTAATTCAATATATAAATGCCGCAAAAGAGGGACGTCTTTATGTCGTCCCTTATTATGACATAGAGACTTTTCACGATGTTGATAAAATGCTAATTCCTTGGTGCATCGAAGGTGAGGCAACTAAAGCTGCTGGCGATGTAATATATTCAATTCGTTTCTTTAATGTCGATGAAAGTGGAAAATATTTAATTTATAATTTAAATACTATTCCAACAACAAGTAAAGTATTAAATGGACTTAATATTTTAGGATATAATAGAATCGATCTTACTGAAGCTTAGTTTAATGAAAATAAAAATAGTACCAATCCAGTTATTTATTATATCAGAACTGCTGATGGAGGATATACAAAAGCTCCAATAGTATATCAAGAAAATTAGACTTATTATACTTTAACAGAGGGTTATGATTATAGTGCAGATACTCTTTCTGCTATATTAGCGGCAGCTAAAAGAGTAAATGATGGTTTTAAATTATACTGGACTGATATAACACATAATTAATTTGTAAGGGGAAATTTACTTTTATAGTAAATTTCCCCTTATTTTTGTTTTTGGACAAAAGATATTAATAATATTTTTATATTTTTAATTTTCTATATAGAGAAAAATATAATAAAAAGGAGGATATTTGATGGCTGTTGACAAATTACATTTTCTGACTGGTAAATTAAGTGATTTAACAAATAAACCAATAAGTCGCGGTGATGTATATTTTGCAATAGATGGCGAAAAAGGATAGATTATTTTTGATGCGCCTATTAGTTCATCAATTACTAAAAGAATAGTAATGAGCGGACTTGATTCAGCAGAAAGCGATAGCGCAGGAAATGTATTTATAAATAAATATCCTTTTTATTTTGATACTGAATCAACTGGTACAAGTTTTAAAATTAAAATAACATCTTTTTCAAAAGATGATGTTAGTACGATTGACGTAGTAAATGCGGACGCTGATCATGCGGGCCTTATAACGAACGCCGCGCAAGAAATTACTGGATTAAAAACTTTTAAATCTGGCATTACTATAGATAAAAGTTCTGGATTTTTATATTCTGGAATTGAATCTGCAGGTAGTAATTCTGCAAGACCAATTTGGTTTGCTCATACTAGTGCAAATGGTAAACCAGTATATAATACTAATTTTACTTATAATCCATCAACAAAAACTCTTGTTGCTGAGAATATTACTGGTACAGCATCTAAAGCTAAAGCAGATAGTGTTGGAAATGAATTTATAAGTAAATATCCATATACTTTTGAATTAGATAATGAGAAAACAAGTATAATTGTTAAAGCTCAAAATACAGACACTTTATTTACTTTATCACCACGTTTTCTTCCATTAAATGGCGGACATATTACTGGTTCTCTTTTGGTTGATGATTTAACTGCAGGAGAGCTTTTAGTTAATGGTTCTGCTAGAATTATTGGAGATTTATATGCAAATTTAACAGGTAATGTTGTTGGTAATGTAATAGGAAATGTTACTGGTAATTTAACTGGTATTGCAGATTAGGCTGTTACTGATAGAGCAGGACATAATTTTATTACAACTTATCCTTTTGCTTTTAGTTAGAATAGTGCTAAAACTAATTTAGTAATAAAAACTCCAGATGGAAGTGATTTTGGAACATATACTTTTAATTTTTTGCCTCTTACTGGTGGAACTTTAACTGGAGATTTAATTATTAAAAAAACAACCACAAATAGTAATGCATATGATGGTACTGGTCCGCAAATAGTTTTTTAGAATAGTGCGGCAAATCAAAATATTAAGTTATTATTTTCTGATCATGATACTATATAGTCTCCAGCTTCTTTAACTCTTATTGGCAATTAGGGTGGAGAATATTTTATCGCGCCAAACATAAAAGCAACTTCTAATTTTTATGGTAATTTAAAAGGTAAGGCTGATGAAGCAACATTAGCAGATAAAGCTTCTATTGCTATGTTATTAGAAGGTACTCTTTTTATTGGAGAAAACAAACAATTTACTGGTGCTTCAGATATATATATTGGAGAAACTTTATATTATGTAGTTGGTTCTGATTCTGATGCAGCAGGTACTTGGACTGGTACAAATTCAGCTATTACTTCTTATTATGAAGGATTAACTATTATATATGTGCCTAAAAAAGCAGGTGCTAGTACAACAACATTAAATATTAATGGATTAGGCGCGGTTACTTGTTATTATACAAATACATCTAAATTGACAACTCATTTTGCTGTTAATACACCCATTATTTTAACTTATTATAATAATGGTTGGCGTAGAGCTGACTATGATAGTAATACAAATACATAGGTTCGTATATATAAAAATGAAGATGGAACTTATCCTATTATTGGTTCTAGAACAGCGGCCGCAAGTATAACATCTGGTTCTACAGTAGTATATGGTATTATTGCAGAAACAAATCCAATTACAATGACTCCTTCTACTGGAACTATTACTGCAACTCGCTTTGATGGTATTGCAACTAATGCTATAGCAGATGAATTAGGAAATAGTTTTGTGTCTACTTATCCTTTTAGCTTTGCATTAGATAATACAAAAACAAAAATTGTAATAAAATCGTCTAATGGAGATGATCACACCACTCTTTCTCCTGCTTTTCTTCCACTTGCTGGTGGAACAATGACTGGAGATATAACTTTCTAGGCTATATCAAATGGAGATTCATATCCAGTTAAAGCGAAGAAAATTACCTGGTCTGGTTCTACGGACGCCGCAGATATTTATTATTAGTTAGATGCTTCTGATGCTGGGCGTTTAATTTTTAATATGCGTGATGATACCAATGCAATGATTGGATATGCTTATAATGGTACAGTTAAAGCATGGATGAATCCTAGCACACCGAGTTTTTATCCTGCTTCTAATAATACTGGCTCTATTGGAACTTCTGGAAATAAATGGGCTAATATATATGCTACTAATTTTAATGGATTAGCTACTCAAGCACAAAAAGATAGCTTTGGTAATGAATTTATTAGTACATATCCTTTTAGTATTACTCTTGATTCAACTAATACTAAATTTGTAATTAAAAAAGCTAATAATGATGCTTATGCAACTCTTGAACCAGCTTTTGTTAAAAGAGCTGGTGATACAATGACAGGATTATTAAAATTAAAGAGCAATTAGTATTATGCTGAAAATCATGTCTCTGGATTAGATGCTCAAAATTCTGATCTTATTGGAGTTAATGGTATTTATTTAGCAGATTAGACAGATGCTTGTACAGAAGGTTTACATTTTGTAAATGGTAATAATTGGAATACATTATGGACTTCTGGAAATCTTTTAAAATATACTTATGGGCATACTACAGCAGGTGCAAATGGTACTACTTATAATATTATAAAAGCTTAGTCTGCTAGAGGTAGTGAATCTTAGCCAGTTTATATAGATGGCAATGGTGATGTTCAATTAGTTACCTCTTTTTAGGGTAAAGTTATTTTAGGTAGTAAAACATTTACTGGAATTTTAGCTAGTGAAAATAATTAGGCTAATGGAACTTTTTATTTTGGTAATATTAAACCAACAAACTATTATAATGTTTGGAAAATAAGATATAGAGTTAAAGTTATTATTCCAAATACATCAGCAAGTAATTATCATAATTATTCTGGATATTTTGATGTTGAAATTTGGGGTAGTAGAAGTACATATCTTGGATATAAGATTTTTAATAATCATTATAGTACAAGTTACAGATCTTTATATTATCATGTAATTTATACAGCAAAAGAAGCTGGTTATTCTACCTATGGACATGTCTTTGGTGTTGGATTAAGATCTTCTAATAATCCAACAACAGCAAATTTTGAAAGAACAATGACTGTTGATGTACTAGAAGCAGAAAATTGTACTTTTGAATTTTTTAATACTGCAACAAAATATGCTTCAATTCCAGGAACAGGTTCAACTAATTATAATGGTATTATTGAACTTAATGGTTATTCTAATGGATTGTAGGAAAATGGCGATGCAGATAGTTATTATCTTTTAAGATATTAGGCGGCTATTTTAAATGATGCAGAAGCTATTACAGGTGGCAATATTATTGTAGCTAATTCTGCAAGTAAATATCATCATTTAAAAAATGGTACAGCTTTTGAAATTAATTATCCAATTTTATATGCTGGTTCAAATATTGCTGCAAATGCAACAGGTAATAATAACTATTTTGTACAGTAGTTTAATATAACAACCACTTAGTCTGGAACATATACTGCTTATAAACCAATATATATTAAAGGTACTTTATCTGGAACAACTTTTACTCCAATATCAACAACACCTTTAACTCAAACAATTCCAAAATCAGCAGATGGTTATCATTATATTTTACTTGGTACAATGTATTCTACAACTAATTTATATTTACAACCAGAACATCCAATTTTTGCTTTTATGGATGGTAAATTTAGTGTTTATACTGCAACTTCTTCTAGTGCAGATAAAGCATATGCGGATTCCATAGGTAATAATTTTATTTCTAAGTATCCATTTACCTTCAAAGAAACTACAAGTACAACAAATTATAAAATTAATATTACTGCTCCAAATGGAGATGCTGTTAAAGTAAAAAATACTAGTAATCAAGATGTAAATGAACTTACTGTCCCTGCTGCATCTACCACATTAGCTGGTCTTATTACGACCGCTACGCAAACTTTATCAGGGTTAAAAATATTTACTAATACTGGTAATCAAGATGCAGGTATTGCAGTAGAAAATACAGATAGTTCTAGATCTAATAAAATTAGTTTTATTAATGCAAATTCTGGAAATTCTGGAATGTGGTCTTCTAAACATTCAAAGTGGGTTGCTTATATAAATACTGCAGGAAATGCTTTCTTTAAAGGAACAGCTGATTTAAGTAATGGTGTAAATGCAACTCCAGCTTCTGGTGATGATGAATTTACTCATGTTTGGTTTTCTGATAATACAATAGAAACAAAAAGAGTTTCAGATGATAAATTTATATATAATTCAGGTACTAAAACATTAAATGTTAATCAATATAGAATAAATGATCATGGATTAATTAAATATGATGCTACTACTGAGAGTATTGTATTTAGTTTTGTATAAAAGGAGGTAATTTAATATGTCTTTGTAGGTTTGGTTACCTCTTGATGGAGATTTAAAAAATTATGGATTAGATGGATCCATAACAGTCACTAATAATGGTGCAACTATAAATAATGCTGGAAAAATTGGTAAATGTTATAGTTTTGGCACAGGAAGATCTTATTTAACTTTACCAAAAGAATGTATGACTAGTTTTCATGAATGTTCAGTTAGTTTTTGGGTTAAATTTTTAACTTGGAATACTAATTATGCAACTGTATTTTAGGCAGGATTGGGTTCTATCCCATGGGATAATTATATTTTTGGTATTTTAAGAAATAATAATGCTTAGACTTTTTGTTTTACTATAAGTAATGGTTCTTCTGCTACAAATGCAAGTTGTTTAACACCTTCTTTAAATTTGAATGAGTGGTATCATTTAACTTTTACTTATTCTGAAGGATATTGTAAAATATATACAAATGGATAGTTAACAAAAGATTTTTCTACTACAATAATACCTAATTTTGCAGACATATCTCATATTACTATTGGAGTAGGTAATAATGGAACTGGTTATTAGACTAATATGTTATTAAATGATTTACGTATTTATGATCATGCTCTTTCCGCAAAAGAGGCGAAAGAATTATCTAAAGGATTAATTTTACATTATCCTTTAAATGATAAATATAGTTCTGGTAATTTGATCCTTAATGGTTTTGGAGAAAGTGGTCAAGAAAACTGGGCAAATTCTAACTATTCCACATCAGATTTACCATCTGGACAATCTACTATAAAAGCTAAATATTGGAATAATACTACTAATGAATATATTCCAATAGGTAGATATCATCAATATACCTTTAGTGCTTATTTAAAGTCTACGGGAGCTACCTCGGGTACAACATATCCGAGTCTACTCCCATATGATGTAGATAAAAAGTTTATACAGGTATACAATTGTACAGAAGGTTTTAATAATTCATATGTAACTACTTTAGCTCAGCCTTTAAATCCTGGCGATACTGTTATATATGCAACGAATTTAAGTGCTTGGACTACAGCAACTGATAACTACTATTATCATGTAGCTATATTTGGCTATTAGGATAGTACTGGTTATACATATCCAGATATGGAGTATACAGCAGATTCTCCTGCATTTGGAACTAAAGCTGATAAGAGTAAAATAAATAAGACTAATAATACTATAACATTAAATTCTGCTTTTACCGGAAAACCTAGACCTGCAGGAACTAAAATTTGTCAAGCTACTGAAGGATCTACATACTACTATCCATTTGGAGGAGTTGCTTTAAATTCAATAGCAAACTGGACTTTTAAAACCGCTACATTTATTCCAAATAATGTTAATAGATTAAAATGCTGTAGATATCTTCGATTCTTTACATATAGTAATGTAGCTTTAGCTGGTGTAAAATTAGTAGATGATTATAATAGTGGAAATACAGTATATGATACTTCAGGATATAAGTATAATGGAATAGCTTCGGGAATTACTATTAGTACTGATTCTGCTAAGTATAATTATTCTACTAAATTTGTAACTAATACAGATACTATTACTCTTACAGCTGTTTGGGAAAGTGGTGTTACAGTACCACAAATGAGTGTTAGTATTTGGTTTAAGACTAATACTTTAAATAGTACTGCTCCAAATTTATGGAGCTTAGGAGAAAACTCATTTGCTAGAATACGAATAGCATCTGCTACTAGTGTATGGTACTACATAAAAGTAGCATCTACTAATGTATATGGAACATATACAACTAAGATACTAACAGATAATGTTTGGCATCATGTTGTATTTACATTTAGCAATGGAGTCGTGACAATGTATATAGATGGAGCTCAAGTAGGAACGACAGATCACTCATCTACAGGAGCATCACTCACAATGTCATCAACCAATTGGCATCTTGCAGGATATATGGCAAGTTCAGAAAGTTTTTTAGGCAGTCTTTCAGATTTTCGCGTCTATGCGACTGCTCTTTCCGCAGATGACATAAAAGCCTTATATACTGATGCGGGATATGTAGATAAAAATGGTAACTTCCATGCTTATGAGTTTGTAGAGGGATAAGATATGAATGTTAATATAAATAAAAAAGGTGTTTTGACTGCTGAAGATTAGATAATAGAATTTGGATTATCTAATTTAACTTTTAAAGGGTTTAATAATTATAATTCTGGTTCTTATACTTTATCTAATGGGATATATATAATAAATAGTCCAGTAGTTTCTTCTAGTTGGGGTAGTGGAGTACATTTAAAAGATCACATCCTTCCTTATGGAACTTATTATAGGGTTACGATAGAAGTAAAAGTTCCTTCTGCTCATACTCTAGTTATTGATATAAATAATAAAGTTCCAAATGGAGTTTCTTGGAGTGGAAATGATCATGATGTACAAAGGACAGCAACAACTTTTAATATTCCTGCAAATACTTGGACTACAATTACATGGGGTAGTGCTAATTTATCTACTTCTAATACAGGTTATTGGGATTTAACTGTTTATGATGGTATTGGATTAAAAACATCTGAAGATAGTGCTGCTATATCATGGCAAATACAAAATCCTAAATATCAATTAGGTTCTATAATAAATACTACTGAAGATATTTTTAATAAGGCTAGTATAACAAAAACTGGTCGTATTTATGCAAATGAATTTTATGAAATATAAATTTTGTCTTTAGTCGATTTTTATTATATATAATAAAAAACTATGGAGGAAAAAAGGATGCTTATTATGAATGATACAAATATGAATTTTAATGCAATGTCTCAAGACAGCAATCAAACAACAATTGCTTCTATGAATGCTTCATATTCTGGAGGTAATAGTTTATATTTTGCAGTTAATATAGATGATATGGATTCAGATTTAGATAGTATTAAATCTGATTTTAATAATTTTATTGATAGAGTTATAACAATAGTTAAACGTAATAATCAAGCTTAATTTTAATAATAATAAAAAAGAAGGGAGGACAAAAACTGAATGGCTCAATTAAAAGATTTATTAGTAAATGGGTCTGCTAGAGTTGTTGGAGATTTATATGCCAATTTAAGTGGTAATGTTTTAAATTTTGGAACATGTACAACTGCGGCAGGCACACAAGAAAAATCTGTTACTACTAAAGGTAGTTTTGAATTAATTGACGGTTCAAAAATTTTAGTCCTTTTTACTAATACAAATACGGCCAATAGTCCTACCTTAAATGTAAATAATACTGGAGCAAAATCAATTTTTGTAGATGATACTAATGGTATTAATAAAAGTTTTTTAACTGCTCAATAGTATTATTGGTTTGTATATAATGAGGCAAAAGACCATTGGCGAGTTGCTGGTGGGGGTACTACCTAGATAACTTCTATTCAATATGGTGGCACTAATAATGATAGTTTTACTTCTAATAGACCTTTATTTTTTAATGGAACAAAAATAATTGGTTCTACTACTAATTATATTAATGATACAGCATTAGCAATTAATAAAACTTCTATTACTTCTGGATATAATTTTGAAGTAAATGGAAAATCATTATTTAATAATAGTGTTGTTATTACTGCAACAACAGATATTTCTGGAACTGCAGCTAATGCGGCACCGCTTATAATTGGAAGTTAGACTGGTTAGCATCTTGAATTTGATGGCAATGAAATTATCAGTAAAAGTAATGGTACAACTGTAGCTAAATTAAATATATAGACTGATGGTGGTTATACTCAAATTGGTAAAGATGGATTAGGTATTAATGGTTCTAATACATCTCATAAATTATATGTAAATGGAACATCTTTATTTAAAGGTAATGTTACTCATGATGGAATTGTTTATTTTGCTAATGGTACTACTTATTATATAAATAATTCTGCTGATGGAAATTTAAGAGATGTTTCTGTAAATACATTAGGTATTTCTTCTATTAGTGGAAGCGGTTTAGGAATTTCATTATATGGTGGTCCTAATCCGAATGGTTTTGCTGATTATGGCATTTCTTATGCTTAGGTTGCTGATGGAGGTTCTTTTGGTGACGTTACGAATGATAATTCTAATTCTCATTGGGCAACTTATTTTACTATTGCAAAAACATTAGATAATGATAATAAAGAAGTTCGTAAAGGATGGATTTGGCGTGGTGATAATGCAGATACAGCAGCAACGATGGCTGCGTCTCTTAGCAACAGGGGCGTGTTTACCACACGAGCGGTCGCCGCAGATAATACATATATAGCTTTTCCAGAGGGTGGTACTGCTACTTACTCAGATAATAATAAAGCTGGTATGTTAATTATAAAATTACCTTAGTCAAAAACATCAACAATGTTAAGATTTGATGTTTAGATTTATACTTATGAGCGAGATAAAAAAACATTAGCTACCTATCATATTGGAGGATATGATTATACATCAACTAATATTTGGGAACATGCGCAAGCTTATTCTGAAGGTACGGGAAATTTATCTAATTTAATAGTTCGTTTTGGTAAAGATGATTCAAATAATGTTTATGTCACTATTGGAGAAACTACTACTATATGGAGTTATCCTAAAATAGCTATTACTAATCTTATTGTAGGACATAGTAATGCTACTGTTGAAAAATGGGCACATGGATGGCAAGTATCTATTACAAATACAAATCCTTTAACTTCTACTGCTTTTATTTTTAATGAACCAAATTTACAAACAAAATTTTCTGGGATGAATCTTCTTCCAAATACATAGTATATGGATGGATGGAGTGGAGATAATTATACAGAAAATTTACCAATAAATTATTGTCGTGGAAAAAGATTAAATATTGGAAGTACATCTTTATCGAACAATATATCTATTAGTTATAATAATGCTTTTGAACCAGAACCAAATACATGGTATACACTTTCTTTCTGGGCGAAAGCTAATAAAAATATAAAATTATATAGTTATTTTGAATCTGCCGCGGTAGCTGAAGGTTATAATAGTAGCATGTATATTATTGACAATTTAAATAATGGTTAGATTGCTAATGATATAACAAATACTTGGTAGAGATATTGGATTTGTTGGAAAACTAATAGTAGTACTTCTGGATATAAAAATATTACTATTTTATAGTTATTAGGCACTCAAGTAAATACAAATGTAATAGTAATTTTACCTAAATTAGAAAAAGGTAGAATTCCTTCAGATTGGACTCGAAATCCAGGAGATGCAGTTCATTTATATGGAATGACTGGAGATTCTAGTTATTTACAATCTGGCGGTGGATATAATTTAGAACATAATAATTTAGTTTTACATGGTGGTTTAGAAGGAGTTAGTGGAATTGCTTTTCTTTCTTAGAGTGGTAATTTAAGGATTAATTCTCCTTCTGATCGTGCTTTTATTTAGTATCATGCTAAAGGTGTTACTGCTGTTGCTGAAGGTTCTGAACCGACAGAAGCTACATCTGGAGAAGTTGGACGTTTTATTATTGGCGTTGGTAATGATGCTGCTGATTAGATATGGTTACAAGTACCAGATGCTTTAGGATTAAAACATTAGATTGGTGCTAGTTCATATACAATAGCAGATACAAATAATGTAAATTTTTCTGCTTGGACTAATGGTACAACAGCTGGACCTAAAATAAATATTAGTTTTGCTGGTATAACTAAGACTAGCGCAGAAATTCCAAAAGCAAGTTCTAGTATTAGTGGTATTGTTACTACAGATGCTCAAACTTTTAGTGGAGATAAAACTTTTACTGGTCATATTTTAGCGAATGCTAATTCCAGTAAAGATATTGGTTCTTCTTCTAAAAAATTTAGAAATGTTTATGCAACTACTTATTTTGGTAGTTTAAAATATTCATTAACACTCGAAAGAAATTCTGAAAATCCAGTTAGTTTTAGTAATAGTGCGAATGTTTCTTATAATGTTGGTTCTGTTGTATAGGATTTTACAGGAACAGCTGCTGGAAGTATTTCTACTTTAAATGCAGATACATTTGCAGGTATGACGAAACAATAGTGGTTAAATGCTATATATCCTATTGGATCTATTTATATAAGTGTTAGTGGTACTAATCCAGAAACATTATTTGGTGGTACTTGGGAAGCTTTAGGTGGAAGATTTTTAATTGGTAAAGATGGAACTTATACAGCGGGTAGTACTGGTGGTAGTACTGAACATACACATAATATTACTCATACTCATACTGTTGCTCATAGTCATACTATGGCACATACTCATAGTGTTACTGCAGCTGGTACTGTTGGAAATCATACTTTAACTGTTGCTGAAATGCCAGCTCATGAACATCCTATGTATTATACTTGGAGTGGAGCTGGTAATGTTGGTGGAAACTGGAAAATTAATATGACAAATACTGCAAATGGTGGTTCTGGTACTTGGCCTCATACATCTGGTCTATCTGGAAATCCTGCTAGGCAAGGTGGTGGTGGAGCTCATAATCATGGATTTACTGGTTCTGCAGTTACTTCAGGTGGAGCAAGTAATGCAAACACTGGAGAATCTACTCCAACAACATCAGCAGCTAGTAATGAAACTTCTGGTTCTGCTTCTACATTACCACCATATTTAGTAGTATATATGTGGAAAAGAACTGCTTAAATTGTATATTTTTTGTTTAAAATTAACAAAAAATTTTAATAGTTTTTATTAAAAAATTTTTGACAAAACAGGAAAATTGTAATATATAAATTTTGAAATTTAATAAAGGAGGATAGAAATGGCTAATGAGTATTTGAAGCCACAAATACCTTTAAAGGATTTAAATAGCGAAAACTATTTTTATCCTCTTACTACTTTAGACTAGATTATTATTGGAAATAGTAGATTATCAGCCTATTTATAGGAAAATGATGGTAAATTAAAAATAAATAATTTAGAAAATATTGTTGGAGAAGGATTAACTTCTAATAGAAGTTTATTTTTTAATACTAATTAGATTTTAACCTCTTCAGAAAATATTTTTATAAATAATGATAGTCTTGCAATTAATAAAACTTCTATTACAGATGGATATAAATTTGAAGTTAATGGAGTCTCTGGAATATCAGATACTATAAAACATAATCATGAAAATGATGCAGCTATTTTACAAAATTATTATAATTCTACTTGGTATAATTTAATTCGTAATCATAATAATGGTAATATTTCTATTTCTGCTAGTTCTTCCGGATTATACCTAGGATATGAAAATACTACTTTTATAAATTTTTTAAATAATAGAGCAAGATTACAAGATGGATGCTTACATTTACATCCAAATAATGGTAATTATAGAGAAGGAATCAGAATTCATACTTAGGGAGATTGGTCAGATATAATTTTATGTGGAAATGATTTAACTGGTGATTCTGGAACTTCTGCTAACACTTGGGGAATTTTTAATAACGATGGAAAATTTTATATTACTCGGAATGGATCAAATTCATCAAGTTCAGCAATATTATCTTGTGTAGATAATTATTGGCAAATAAACACTTATCTTGGTGTAAATGGAAAAGATACTGAATATAGATTATATATTAATGGAAATACATTAACTAATGGTGCTTATGCTGCATATAGTGGAACTTATTTAATTTCAAGTGTTGCAGGAAGTATTTGGCCAAATTTAAGAATTGATAGTCGAGCTGGTACGAGTGGTATTGGCACTGGTACAACAACATATACAACAATTGCTCAAACAAATTGGGCTAATATGTTTTATCAAATTCCTGGAGTTAGAAAGACTTATGCTACAGCTGGAGATGCTTCTAGTGCAGTTACTGCAACATATTAGTATCCAGCAAAATGGTTTTTTAGATAGTATTCACCTAACAGTAATGGTACACGAACATCATATTACGAAGATTATTATTTACCTGATACAACAGTTGCTAGAACAAATACTGTTGGATATGCTATTGTAACGACTAAAAATCCTGGTGCTTTATATTGGGCAAATGTTCAATGTGGAGCTAGTGCAAATACAGGTACAAATCCAACTGTTGCAAATATTTATGCAACTGGAAGTACATGGGGTGGGAGCGTTAGAACGACAGGTAACTGGATTGGTTTTTATAATGCTCTTAATGGTGGAACAAGATATGGATATGTTCAAGCAGATGCTAACCGAATGCGTTTTAGAAAAGAAAATGGTGCTTAGGGTAGTATTTCATATGATTTTACTGGTCATATATATAATAGTGCTGAATATATATCTGGTGCAGATAATGGATTTAGAATAAAAAGTGTTATATTAAGAGTTGATGGAAGTAATTTTTATTTTTTAGTAGGAACAACTAATACTCCAGGTAATAACTGGAATTCATTAAGACCTTTTTATTTTAATCTTAGTAATGGTTATTCTTATCATACAAGAGCATATCAAGCAGTTTGGAATGATTATGCTGAATTTCGTCAAGGAGATACTATTGAACCAGGACGAGTAGTTATAGAATAGAAAAATGGTATTATGACAATGGCACAAGAAAGATTAGCACCTGGTGCTAAAATTATATCTGATACTTATGGACAAGCAATGGGAGAAACAAAAAAAGCTAAAACTCCAATAGCAGTAAGTGGTAGAGTTTTAGTTTATCCTTTTAAAGATAGAAATGAATATGAACTTGGAGCTGCAGTATGTGCGGCGCCAGGTGGTACTGTAGATATTATGACTAGAGAAGAAATCCGTGAATATCCAGAACGTATAATAGGAACTGTTTCAGAAATACCAACCTATACAGTCTGGCATGCAGGAGGGTCTGTCAAAGATGGTCCCACAGAAGAAATAAAAGTAAATGGACGTATTTGGGTATATGTGAGGTAATAAATATGGAATGGAGCATTTTAATTAATGAAATTTTCCAAGTTTGTTTAATTCCTTTACTTGGTGTTTTAACTACATTTTTAATTAAATACATTCATATAAAAAGTGAAGAAATTTAGTTAAAAAATAAAGAAAGAGAAGATTTAAGATATACAGATAAATTAAATAAATATATACAAATGTTAGAAGACACAATTACAAAAAGTGTTATTGCAACAAATCAAACATATGTAGAAGAGTTAAAAAAGCAAGGACATTTTGATATAGAAGCACAATAGCTTGCTTTTTAGAAAGCTTTATTAATTGTTTAGAAAAATTTGAGTTCTGAAGCTAGACGTTATCTTACAGAGTTCTATGGTGATTTAAACGCATATATTGCTTCATCAATAGAAGCTGCTGTTAATGAAAATAAATAAAAAAATTTTTAAATGTTTTATTTGAAAATTTTTGGGCACACGTTATTAATTTCAGAATTCTAATTTTCATAATATATTGAGAGAGTGAGAGACGTCTTATTCTTTCAGAAAAAATATTTTAGGCGCTTAAAATTTTTTTAAAACAAAATATAAAATTAGTATTATAATCTTATATTTTGTCATCTATAAAAAGAAAAGTTTGAAAAAAATGTGCGATTAATAATAATTGCAAAAAAAAGTGACAAAAGAGGAACTGAAAATGAATTATAACAACAACACAGTTCCGTCATAGTTCTATAGAAATAGCATCGTACCGAATTCTTATGCAGGAAATATGAATATGATAAATAATAATACTCTATTAAAAGGCAAGCCTGTATCATCTTTAGAAGAGGCACGAGCTACTTCTATTGACTTTGATGGATCAATTTTCTTTTTTCCAGATCTAGCCAATAAAAGAATCTACACAAAACAAATTAATATGGATGGCACTGCAACAATGCAATGTTATGAATTAAGTTAGCTTCCAGTAGAATAGAGTAATAATGTAAATAATTTTATTACTCGGGAAGAATTTAATAATGCTTTACAAGATTTATCTACAAAAATAAATTCTTTAAATAATAATAATTCTTCTACTACTACTAAGGAGGTAACTAAATATGAATTTTGATATGAATATGTTAATGTAGATTATGCAAGGCAAGAATCCTCAACAAATGATTTTAAACTATTTACAATAGTCACAATTAGGTAATACTCCTATGGGACAAAATTTAGCTCAATTAGCTCAAAAAGGAGATTTTAATGCTTTAGAGCAAATTGCTAGAAATATTTGTCAACAAAAAGGATTAAACTTTGATGAATAGTCTAAAATCTTTAAGTAGTCGCTTAACATTCGTTGAGGAGGAAAAAAAGATGTTTAATAACGGTAATCAAGGTTATTCTTTATCTGATATCGCTGCAGCAACTGGTAATAATAATGGCTGGGGCGATAATTTTGGCAATGGCGGTTGGTGGATTCTTCTTTTCATTATTGCATTATTTGGCGGCTGGGGCAATGGCAACGGCTGGGGTAATAATGGAAATAATGTAGGATTCCAGGGATATTTAACCCGTAGTGATATTGCTGATAGTTTTGATACTAATTCTATCATGAATGGAATTAATGGTATTCAGACATCTATTTGCAATAATAATGCTGCATTACTTACTAATTTAAACAATGGATTTAACGGTGTTAACAATGCTGTTCAGAGCGCTATTTATTCTGGAGCAATTAATACTAATACTCTTGCAACTCAGATTGCTGGACTTGCTACTGACCAGGCTGCAGGATTCTGTGATGTTAAATATCAGGAAGCTCAGGGCCTTGCTCAGTTAAATTACAACTTAGCTACTGAAGCTTGCGCTGATCGTCAGGCTGTCGCAGATGCTAAAGCTGCTATTATTGAAAATCAAAATGCTAATACAAGAAGTATTTTTGATTTCTTAACTCAGGGTAAGATTAGTGAACTTACTGCTGAAAATCAAGCTCTTAAATTTGCTCAGTCTCAGGCTGCTCAGAATCAGTATCTTGTAAATGCTTTAAATCCAACTCCCGCACCGGCTTATGTTGTTCCTAATCCATACACTGGAAACTATTATGGATATAATAGTTCTTGCGGACGTTGTTGTGGAACAATGTAATTAAGGAGGGGAAAATAGTATGGAAATTACAGCTAATGCTCTTCAAACCGTTGAGGCCAGTAATGATGTCCTTTTTACTGAAACCGCAGTTAATGGTAATTGTAGTATCATTCATAGAGAGGGTAGTGGCATAGTAACCTTGCGCGCACTTCCAAATGGACAATGTAGAGCAAGATTCCGTGTATCTTTTGGCGCTAATATTGGCGTTCCAGAAGGCGGTACTGTCGCACCTGTTGCCTTAGCTATTGCTATTAATGGCGAAGGATTATAGACCAGTAGAATGATCTCTACACCGGCGGCCGCAGGTGATTTAAACAATGTTTATGCTAGTACATATGTAGATATTCCTATTGGATGCTGCTATAGTATTAGTGTAAAAAATGTGAGTCTTGCTGATATAGCTGTTCAAAATGCAAATCTTATTGTAGAAAGGACGGCTTAATCATGGAAGAATTAAAAAGTATGAAACAGAATTTAACTGCAATTGTACAAGGTCAAATGAGTCATTTAGATACTGTTGATACTAAAGAACTTGGTGAAGCAGTAGATATGATAAAAGATTTAGCTGAAGCTATTTATTATTGTACCATTACCGAAGCTATGGAAAAGTCTTCTGAAGATAAAGATAAACAAAATACATATTATTATTCTACTACGAATTATAATCGTCCAATGGAATATTCTAATGGAAAAATGTATTATAGCGAAGGAAGTTCTTCTTCTGGAATGGGATCTAATAATAGTGGAAGTTCTTCTAATTCTAATTCTTCTTCTGGCGGAAATGGAACCAGTTATTATCATGAAGAATACTGGCCGCAAGAATTTAGAGATTATAGAGAAGGCCGCAGTCCTATGCAACGTAGAATGTATATGGAATCTAAAGAAATGCATAAAGGTTCTGAAGTAGAAATGAAAGAACTTGAATCATATCTTTAGGATTTAAGTGCGGATATTACTGAAATGGTAAGAAAAGCTTCTCCAGAAGAAAAATAGATGTTATAGAAAAAAATTCAAGGAATTGCAGCTAAAATAAATGTTTAAAATAAATGAAATTTCCTGGGTGATACAATTTGTATCACCCAGTTATTATATATTATAGCGACCTAATGGAGAATATACATTAGGAGCAACTGTAGTAGATAATCATACTATTTATATAGCCAATAATTTATCTCTACAAAAAACTAAAAAAGTTTTATGTCATGAAATTACTCATGCAGCAATGTTCAGCTATAAAATTTATTTAAGTTCAGATTAGGAAGAACTTTTAGCTGATTTAATTGCTACTTATGGAGAAGAAATAATTTTTATAACAAATAAAATTTTTAAAAAAATACAAAAAAAATAAGGGAAGAATCTATTTTTATAAGATTCTTTCCTTATTTTTTTTTATTCTTCTTCAGCAGATTCAGATTCAAAATCAATACCTTTAACTGTTAAACTATCAATATATGGAATTACTTTATGTTTAAAAATAGAATTACCACCATTATTTAAATAAAACATTTTTAAACTTTCAAAAGATTCATATTCAGCTTGATCAATATAACCATGTTTACGGCATCTATTATAAATATGATATAATGTATTACGCACTATAGCTAAATGATATTCAACTTGATTATTTGAACAATGAGCATACTATTCTTTTAATTCTTCTATTTGCTTTTTTAGATATTCAATTTCTTTATCTTCTTTTTGATTCATTTCTTTTAATGCTTCAAACTACTCTTCTGTATTTTCATGAAGATTTTTTTTATTATGATATTTATCTAATATATCAGTTTTTACCCAAATACAAAAATTATAACTTTCTCTTACAGCAAAGAAAAATAAAATTAGAAAGGTTAAAGCATTTAATCCCCCTAATTCAGCAGCAGTATTTAAAAAAGTAATCATCATAGTTTTCCTTTCCCCTTTAAAAAATATATAAAAAGATCTCTCTTTTCAAATATTATAAAAAGAGAGATCTTTTAATTATATTAATCTGACCAGTCATGATCTGCTATTTGTTTTTTTCCTAAAAGAATATGAGTTCCAATGCAAATAGCATCACATTCATCTTGAGTTGCTTTCATATTATAAGTATTAAGCACATATTTTTGAGCATTTCTTTTTTGATCTGGACGAGTTCGTCCTTTTATCCCAAGACCAGATTTCCAAGTGGAAGCTAAAATTTCCTAATGAGGTAATTTTAATTCTGTTATTAACTCATAAATAACACCAAATACTTCTGCTAAAACTTTAAATGTTTTTACATTATTGCCAACATTATTTTGTAACTAAATATCTTCAAAAACAACTTCATTAATTTCATATTTTTCTATGAGTTCATTTACTTTTTTACGAATTTTATAAAGCCGATCTCCTAAATCATCATCCTCAAAAGTAAAATGACCATAGTATTTTAATTCTTTATCATAAAATACTGCATATCCACTAGTTTTAGATGACTAATCTAAGGCTAGCAATTTACGCATTATGTTGTAGATGCAGGTGCGGAGTCTGTAGAACCAAAACCGCCTTCTCTTAATTGATCAGCATGATCATCATAAACTTTATTATAGTTCATAATAATTCCCTAACCAATTGCATCACCTTTCTTGATCTTAATGGGAATTGGAGAAAGATTAATTACTTGAAAATATATATGTCCTTCATTATCAGGATTATTGTAATAATCTGCGTCAATAATTCCAACTCCATTAGCAAGGATAATCCAGTATTTTAAAGGAGAAGAAGATCGAATTGAAAGTTGAAGAAAAGTGTCTGGATCAAGATGACATTTAACTCCAGTAGGAATCAAAGTAGGTTTTGCTTGCGCGCGCTTCGTTAAAGCGGCGATTTGATCGAGTGTCATAGCTTCTTTAGCATCTGATACTGCATCAAAAATACTTTCGCTTTCGTCAAGCAAAACACCAATCATTTCATTACAAAGATCTTCATATGGGGGAATTATAATATCTTCAGCTGCGAAAAAATCATATCCTGCTGAAGCCTGGGTCTTGCGAACTGGCAGAACGGCATCGCCGCAATTACTTACCTTTTGGAAATAAGCACTCATTATTCAGCTTCCTCCATAACCCAAAAATCAGAATATTTCTTTGTAATCTTTACTTGATACCCCTCGGCAATAATTTCACCCTTTTTCTTTTTTTCTTTTCTTACAGATGAATAAGAATCAACAATATAATCAGATGCATTTTCTTTCATTTCTTCGATAAGAGCCTTAGCTTCTTCTTCTGTATCAACTCTATAAGTTTCAGTATTATTAAGTAAAATTCTCATAATTTTTAATTCACCTTTATCTCAATATTTGCATAATCAGCATTTTCATTTATTTCAACTACAATTCCTTCAATATACATTTCATTACCATATAAATGTACTTTATTAGTCTAATTACTATAACATAAAGAAGGAATTGTTTTTCCTAACTCATCTGTTGGAATTGTGATAATTTTATCTCCAATTTTAAGATTTTGAGTTAGGGAAAACATATCCACAAAACAAATAATTTCATTATTCATGAAAAGTTATAACCCCTTCATCATAATTAAATAAATATAGGCAAGTCATTTCATCAATTTTTTGATCTTCATCAATATATCGAATCCAAATTTCAATAGCACTTTTATCTTCTACTGGATCAATAGCATATACATCGCCAATATTAATTAAAATATCTTTTAACGCACTAAAGAAATTTTCATAATCAAAACCAGCAGTTACTCTTCTAAATACAGTAAAATAACTAATATCTTTGCCATATAACATAAAATATTTTGGTTTTTTAGTTTGATTTAATTGATCTTGAAACCAATCATTAATAACTTTTTCTGTTCCATTCCAAGCGTTATCATCAAAAACTGGTAATTGACTTACAATAGATTTATTTAATTCATATAAATTCATTTTTAAACCATTAGATTCAATATTAGCTTTTAAAGGAACCCAGCCCTTTTCTTCATCTACATAAACATAATTTTGCTGTTCATCTTTGACGATAGCTATTTCACCTTTTTGATGATTTGGTAAAGATTTTAAAATATTTATATTATCAACTTCAATTGGCTGCATATATTTTTTATTCCACCCATCTAAATACTTCTATATATTTTACTCCATGAGCATAAGCTACTTTATGAGAGTCATAATAAACGTCTATATGTCTTCCAGTAACTCCTCTATCTTCAACAATATATTGCTGACCATTCATCATAATTTTGGTTCCCAAAGGAAGAGAACCACAGGCTACTGTATGATTTGATATAGGATATCTCCCACTTGCCGTTGGGCCTCCAGACCACTTTCCGCAGCATTTTCTACAATTACAATATCCTGTTGTTTTATATTTTCCTAGAGACACCCAATGCCCATGTTCAATTTTTTGATCAGATAAATCTTCTGTCTTCATAAAGACATTTCCATTTTCTGCTACAATTTGACTCCAGCCATCACTTTCTCCGCCATAAACAACTTCAAAAGAAGTATTTTCAAAAGCTGTTCCTATAATTTCAGAACTTTCACTTGGAGCGATATAAATAGGATTACCATCTTTGTTTGAATATTTTGTTATAGTTTTTATATCACCCTCATTTGCAAAAGCATTAAAATTAAAAATTAATAGGAATAAAGCCATTAGTAAAATTAGAAATTTATTTTTCATTACATACCTCACATTTCTTTTTATTTATAATTTTATTATATCAAATAAAAGAATAAAAGTCAATTTTTTAAATTAATAATCTCTTGATTACTACTACCTCTCATTGGAAGAGTAATATCTCTTAAAGATTGAATAAAAGGACCAGTAACCAATCCATTAACAGTTTCTAAAATATATTTAATTTTTGGATTAGATTCTTCTTCTAATATATCTTTATATTCATATCCAGTCCAAATCCAAATTTTTAAATCTGGTAATCTATGTTTCATTTCTGTAACAATCATAGTTGTTAAGAATAAATTTTCTTGACAGAGAGGTTCTCCTCCCATAATACAAAGAGTTCTATTAATTCCATTAGCAAGTAAATCTTCTTCTAATTTATTTAAAACCTCTGCATTAAATTCTTTTCCGCCTTCAAAATCCCAAGTTTCAGAGTTATGACAACCAGGGCATTTTATTGGACAACCCTAAACAAAAAATGTAGTACATACTCCAGGAGCTGCGGCGAAATCATTTGGTATAATTCCTGCATATCTCATGTGGTCGCCTCCTTATTCCATATAACCTGTATGTTTTACACGATTATGTACTTCATCTTGCTTGCCATAATTAAAAGCAGTTGTATAATTGCCAGTTAAATAACCAGTAACACGTCTTAATTGCTGAATATGGTCACTGCCGCAAACAGGACAAGTATTATTAAATTCACCAGTATATCCGCATTCAAGACAAGTATCGCAAGGAACATTAATTGCAAAATATGGAATATCTTTATCCATAGCATAATTTACTAATGTTTCCATTGCATCTATATTTTTACCAACAGTAGATTCAAGTTCAACATATGTAATGCAGCCCGCGCTTGAATATCCTGTTAATTGAGATTCAATATCAATTTTATCAAAAGGACTGATTTGTTTCCAAACTGGAACATGCATTGAATTAGTAAAGAATTCTTTATCGCTAATATTATGTATTACACCATATTTTTCTCTAAATTTCTTTAAAGCGGTATAGCAAAGGTTTTCGGCTGGAGTATAGTACACACCGAAATTAAGTTTATATTCCTGTTTAAATTCAGCACATCTGTCTTTAAACAACTGCTCAATTCTCTTAGCAAATTCCATACCTTCTTCTGTAGTATGGTCTGTACCAATAAGAATTTGAAGCGCTTCTGCGAGACCTAATTGACCTAATGCAAGAGTACCATGGCGCAAAGCACTATAAGGACCTTCTTCTGGAATATACCCTGCCATAGTATTATTTTCCCACATAAATTTTGCGGAAGCTGGATCTTGAGAACAAATCCAATTAAATCTTTCAATTAGAGTATCTTTCGCATCATGAATAGCTTCATCAAGCAATTTTAAAAATTCCGCTTGATAAGCATATGAAGAGTATGAATGATGTCCATTGTCTACTTTTTCTTTAGCTTCCATTGCAAGAGTAGGAAGAATAATAGTTACTGGACAGATATTACCGCGTCCATCTTTCAGTTGACCGAAACCATTGATATCCCATCCGTTGGCTGTTCTGCATCCCATGGTGCTGAAATATGTCTTCGGATCGTTGCGATCATATCCAGCATTGCCACTCCAGTCAACATTAGCATAATTAGGATATAATCTTTTAGCTGTGGATTTAAGGGCTAACCTAAATAAATCGTAATTGGGATCCCCTGGATCACGGTTGACTCCTTTCATACATTGAAAAATACCACAAGGGAAAATAGGTGTTTTATGAAGTTTTCCAACTCCTTTAATAGAACCATCAAGTAAAGCTTTTATCACTATTCTTCCTTCTGGCAAAGTGCATGTTCCATAATTAATTGAAGTAAATGGAAGCTAATTTCCAGACCTTGATTGTAACGTATTTAAGTTATGATACATACCTTCTACTGCTTGATTAACTTCTTTAATAGTCATATCCATAGCATATTTATAGGCTTCTCCTTGATGCTATGTATATTGATATGCATCAATTGGTAAATCTGAATTAAAACGAGTGCTATTAGATTCACCATTTTTATCTATATATTTTATTCCATCTTTAAAATGTTTATAAAAACTTTTTCTTACATAAGGAACCATTGTCCAATCTAAATGGCTTGCGGAAACGCCTCCAAACTGTTGTAAACTTTGAAGCTGGAATAATACTGCCACAAGCTAAAAAGCTGTATTTACACTGTTTGCAGGACGAATATCTGTTTGACGAGTATTAAATCCATTAGCTAACAAATCATCAAAAGGAATTGTCAAACAGTTATGCATACCAACTGCATATGCATCTAAATCATGAATATAGATACGATTATTTAAATGATTATCTCTACTTTTTTTAGACATGCCAATATGATTTAATGCAATTTCTCTCATTAAAACATTATCAGCTTCCCCTTTTCTTCCTCCAAAAGAATGCTCATCAACATTAGCATTTTGATTTTGAACATTTTTTGCTTGAAGTTTTTCAGAGATAAGTTTCATCCAATCTATATTGCCTTCACGTTCTTTATTACGTTTATCTCTGTAAAGAATATACGCTTTAGCGACATCTTTTCGTTTTGTCGCCATAAGTCCTTTTTCGACTAAATCTTGAATATCTTCAATTCCTAATTCTGTTAACTATTCTTCTGCATATCCAAGAACATACATTGCTATATTATATGCTTTATCCTATGCATATGGAGTAATTTCTTTATCCACATCTTTAAAAGCTGCTAATACAGCATTTTCAATTTTTTTCTCATCGAATGGAACTCTACGTCCATCTCTCTTCTTTACATAAATCATATAGATTTCCTCCTAATTATTATTATTTTAAGGATTTCTAATGTAGAAATCTATTATATATAAATTTTAAATTAAATACTTTGTCTTTCTTGGTCCAATAGATTCTAAAGACGTAAACAAGCGCTATTTATAATCTCAATATTTTTATCTAGATCTTGTAGTGTGTTATTCTCAATTTCATTATAATGAAATTGAAGCTCTGAAAAATCTAAATTATCTGCGGAAAAGCGTCTAATTATCTCTTTTACATCAGGATTTTCCTCACGATTAAGTTGGCGTAAAAGACGCTGTTTGTCTGCGGCCCGCACATAATAACACACAATAAAAATATTTTTATGTTCCATTAAAGCTTCTATTCCTGCTGGATTAAAAACTCCAATATTAACTTTATTTGTATCTAATGAATCATAACTTGTTCCATAACACCAATCATTAAAAACTGTTGCTTCAAGCATTTCATTATTTAAAATTTTATTTGTAAATTCTTCATGCGTTAAAAAATGATAATTAATACCATTTTTTTCCTTTTCTCTTGGAGGACGTGTAGTACAAGAAATAATTTCATGAATATTGGGGTTCTTTTTAAGAACCTCTTTCATGATAGTATCTTTACCAGTTCCGGCCTCTCCAATAATTGCAAGAATTTTATAATTATTCATAGAATTTATTCAATTCCTCCGAATCTTTATACTAATATGGTCGATATCCTGCTAAGTTCATTTTAGCCATATATCTTCCAAAAATATGTCTTTTAGGATAATATCTTTTTTTTAATATTTCCCATTCTTTTAATATAAAAGGAATATTAAAAAATTCACAATATAATTTTATATTATCATTGTTAGATTCATCTAATAATTTAGTTTCATAACAACATTCTTTACAAATATTATATCTATGATATTTTATTTTATGCCAATCTATAAATGGTTCTTTTATTTTCCAAAAATCAGTTTGCGGAAGTTCCCTCCCGCAAACTGAACATATTTGTTTATCATTCATCATCTTCTGCTTCTCCCTGGTATCTTTCATTCCTAATTTTTAAACTGCCATCTGGAAGAATTTCATCTATCTTATAAAGTTGATGCATTTCAGAGTTTGCGTACTTTTTTGTTACGAAATTATCATCTGAACGAATACCCTGAACGATAATCATACTTCCACGATTAAACCAAGATTTTTCTTTTACTGTCTTAGTTCCATCTGGATTTTTTTCAGAAATCTGTTTGTCAAAGAGATTAAAATATTCTTTTCTGAACTTAACTGTAACTACTCCAGTTGTAGTTAAAAGACTTACAGTACTCTTGACTTTATTCTTTGCAATACAAGTTCCGCAAATTAAATTAAGTTTAAATATTTTTATTTCTTTACCATTTTTCTTATATACTTTATCAATTACTGGGGTTTCTGGAAGATCCATAAAATTAACAAAGCCATATCTTGAACTATCCACATGAGCGAGTTCATGTTCGTGGTAATAAAAGCATAAAGCTTCCATCTCCCAAGCAGAGATTGTTCCTTTAGCATATTTACTCCAATCATCATAAAAAATCTTTGAATTTAATGTATTTAATATTTCATCTTTATTTTCAGCAATCCATGCTCTAAATACATCCATCCATTTTTGATAAACTTTTTTATCCCAATTTTTTGCTGAAATATACCATTCATTATTTTTATTCTCTAACAAACTATCTGCTTCAATTTCATGAATAAAATTTAATGCTCTATTATCTAATATATATCCTTCACCATTTTTACAAATAGCTTTTAAATATCTATTAAATTCATAGATTCTTCTTGCCATTACTTCTTCTTCATTTTTTTCTGGAAGTAAACCATATTTAATTAATCCTCCCATATTTTGAAGAGTAATACGCTTCTTTTTATCACATGTTTCCCAAATAAACCAAGCCATTGCCATTTTTCTTTCCATCATATCATCAAAAGCTCCACCTTTGATTAATGAAATCATAGCCTGTTTATTTGGATGAACTTTATTATAATAATCTTTAATAGAAATATATGGACGATTTTTAATTGTTGCATCAATTACATCATCACCAACATTTAGCATTGCTTTCATTCCATATAAAATTCTATTATTTTTTGCATCAGGCTCAAAACCATAACCTGATTGATTAATATTTACAAGACTTAAATTAATACCAGCATTAATTATATCTCCCATTGCTTTCGCAATTTTTGAATAATCTGTTTGACCACCATTATCTGGATCTGTTGCTCCACTATTAACAATCAAACAAGCTGTATTCCAATAAATCGGATTCCAATTTGTTGCTATATATAAAGTCTGAACACCAATAAATGAATAAGCTAATGCATGAATTACACTAAAAGAATAACCCATCTGCGGACCTGCTCCATATTTCCATATATACTGGCCCAATTTCTCAGATTTTGCACTCTTCAGAACTTTTTCTCTAAGTTCTGGGATCTTATTCATCTGTTTCTTTCCAACAACTTTTCTGGCCGCATTCGCTTCTCCTAAGCTGAAGCCGCAAATGTTTTCATCCATTAACATTCTCATTAGCTGCTCTTGACTCGGAGGTACTCCATATGAAGATTTAAAATAAGGTTCAATAGCTTTTTGTTCTTCTTTTGTAAGACCAAAATCATCCATTTCTTTATACCATAGATTTATATTATTTTTAAATCTATAATATTTATTCATCGGTCTCTCTTCGCCATCTTCACCACTTAATCTCATAAGACCATTTGCATCGGCCATTTCAAGAACATTTTGCGGTTTCAACATTTTCGCAACCTGAGAACCAACCGCAGAATCAAACTGAAATGTATTTAATACAGATACATTTCCTAATGCATCCCAAATTCTTTTATCCTTTAACGGAAGAACATTTGGATGAAAATATTTATCATATACTTCTCTTAAAGATAAATCAGCTTCAATCTGACCATCTTTTTGAAGAAGTTGAATCGCTTGAACTAATTTATCCTGAACTTCAGTTACAAGAAAATCATATTTTGTTAATCCTAAATACTCATCATCATGAAGATCAAACTGAGTTGTAATTTCTCCTTTTGGAGTTTTCATAAATGCACAATGTTCAAATGGATCTCCATCAAATAAAATAACTCCAGATGCATGACTACCTCTATGGTTAATTAATCCTTCAATAGATACAATAATATCTAATAAACCTGGGTAATTATTTACTTCTCTAATAAAAGATTGAACTGGATTTCGTCCTTTTTCTGGATTTCCATAAACTACATCATGAATGCTCCATAAAAATCCTCTTTCTTGTGGAATCATTGAAGACATAAACTGTGCTTCATCAACATCAATTCCGTCTGGATAATCTTCACTTCTATATCCACGACAAGCTGTTAAAATTGCACTTTTTGTACCCTCAGTACCAAAAGTTGCAACTAATGTACATCCAAGATTTTCTTTTGCCCATTCTGCAACATCTTCATTAAAATATGCTTTTCTTTCTTCTTTAATTTTATTTAAAATTAATGGACGTTTACTTGGACAAATATCAATATCAATATCACCAAGCTCAATACGTTCTCTATTTAAATATCTAAAGAAAGGTAAATCCCATTCAATTGGATCTAGCTGAGTAACACCTAATAAATAGTGATTTAATGCCGCACAAGAAGAACCTCTTCCTGCACCAACCATTGAACCACAATCCCAGATTAAATCAATATAATGCTGGAGAGTTACAGGATAACAGAACATATTAGTTTCAAGTTTTTCACCTATAACTCTTTTTACATCAGCTTCCTCTTCAAGACGACTAAGATATTCTTGATTGAATTTATTAATATCTTTTAATTTATTAATGCAACCATTTATCCAGTATCTTTCATATTTATCATCAGATGAAAGCATAGAATTAAGAATAGGATATTTTTCTGAAGCCTCTCCCATCGCTTTCTTAGGATAATCTTCAACCTCTACTCTAGGAATATCTTGTTTATGAAAAAGAGAATATTTTGTAATTTTATTTTGAATTTCAAGACTATTATCTAAAATTTCAGATATAAAATCTTTATCAAAAGAATAACTCAATAACTCTTCTACTTCATCACTATTCATTAAATATGTAAATTCATAAAATGAATCAACTTCTCTTTCTCCACCTTTTGAATTTAAATATGCTTTATGAACAGGTCTATCTTCTTTTGTTAAATAATGTGCATCTGTTCCAATACACATTTTAATATTAAATAATTCTGATAATTCTTTTAATTGCTTATTTACTGCAATTTGATCTTCATTTGATGATGGAGCACATTCAATATAAAAATCATCACCAAATAGATTCTTACAATAATTTAAAAATACTTTTGCTTGTATAAAATACAAATCTGCATTATAATTATCATCTATCGCTAATGCTTTTGCTCGCATTAAAAGATTTGTTCCTAACTCTCCTCCAATACAAGCTGTAGTTGCAATTAAATGACCTGGATATTTATGAACAATTTCATCTAATTCAGATTTTAAAGTTGGTACTCTTTCAAGTCCCCTGTCCATATATGAACAAAACCAAGAATGAGAACTTAATTCACGAAGTGCTTTATGACCAATAGCATCTTTTGCAATTAAAATAAAATGATAATATTTTTGTCCATTATCTCTTGTATCTGTTAAATAAATTTCATTTCCTAAAGCAACAAGAAAATCTGGATCTTCTTTATAAATTTCTTCTGCTACTTTTAAAGCTTCTACATGTGCAGAAAGAATTTCATGATCTGTAATCGCAATACCGCTCATACCTAATTCATGAGCTTTTTTAATCAAATCTTTTGGACGATTTATTGCATCCAAAAGACGAACATTAGAATAAATTGTATGAGCATGATTATTAAAATATTTTCTCATATTTACCTCATATTTTTTCTTTATATAAATATTATATCATATTTTTATATAAAAATCAAATAAGGTGAAGGTATCATTTAACCTTCACCAATATCTTGCCATACAGAAAATAATGGATGATACATTGCTGGAATCCATTCAAAAGAAGAACATATAATTAATTCATCAGTTTCTTTATGTAAATTTACCAAATTATAATTTTTTATTTCATAACTTTCAAATTTATATTTAATATCTTCTTTATTTTTTATAGAATTTTTATCTTTAACCCAAATATAATTTTTTATTATATTCTATTCTAATCCATATTTAGCCCAATTTCCACAATCAAGATTTTTAATTTTATTATGAATATCTTCATCTATATATCCTAAATCATGATGATGATCTATATTAATTAAATTTATTAATTTATAATTTTTTATATATTGAATAATTTCTTCATGGCTATCTATAAAATGAATAGGAACATTTGCTTTTTTACAACATAATATATAATTTGTTAAATATTCATATAAATATAAATTTGCTGGTATGCTATTTGGTAACCAATTAAATTCATTATATAAATCTAGAACAGTTCTTTGATCATTTATTTTATCATTATATAAATTAATACTTGGTTCCATAATTATATCAAAATCAATAGTAACAATATTCATATTACTCCCTTAAAATAACTAATTTATCTGCGGCTCGAGTTGCGGCAGTATAAAGCCAGCGCGCATGTTCTGTGCGATTAAAAGGAAAATTTTCTTCATATACTAAAACTTTATCCCATTCACTACCTTGAGCTTTATGTACTGTAATTGCATATGCATATAGAAAATCTTTCGGAAGTAAATCCCCATATTGTTTTTTCATTTTTCCTAATTTATATTCTAATCGCCAATCTGCCGATTTAATTTCTTTTTGTAGCATATTATAATCAATATTTAATAAAGGATAAATATCTCCAGTATCAGGCATTTCTATTTCTGTTTTTATAACATCAAAATATTCTTTTTCTTTTCTTAAAAACCAAGGCAAATATATTTTAGACTTACTAGGTTTTACAAGATACCCAATACTTCCATTAATTAATGGGTCGCCGCAAATACTACAATCTTCCCAATAATTACGAGTACAAATAACTTTATCTCCTGCTTCTGGTTCAGCTCCTTTTCCTAGCATAGCTCGCATTTCTGTATTTATTTTGGCTCTAGTAGCATTAGTTCCAGTTAAAATTTGATCTGCCCAACTATACATTCCTTGAGTTAATTCTTTATGATGAAGAATTTTTACAGTATCATTGCTTTCAAAAGAAAGTGGCTCTTGATTACGAATTTTCATAGTTAATCTAATAATTTCAGATTCTTGAGCCTGCCGCATAATTTCATCAAGAAAAACATGAGGATTATCTAATAAATGATTATCATTCTCTTTATCTATTGGAGGTAACTGAAATGGATCACCAAGAAAAATAATATATACTTTATGTTTTAATAATATATCTATTAATTCTTTTGGAGCCATTGAACATTCATCAACAATAACAATATCATATGGGATAGATGGTTTAATTCTACGAAAAAAGCCACCTGCTTCTCTTGGAATTGATTCATAAAGAAGCCGATGTAATGTACTAACATTTTTATTACCTTTTTTACGAAGAACTTCAGCTGCTTTTCCAGTAAAAGCAGTATAACATACTCGTCCTTCATCAACATCTAAAGCAGAAATAATAAATCTAACTAATGTTGATTTTCCCGTTCCTGCATAACCAGAAATTACCGTATATTTTTCCCCATTTTTATGTCTTTCAACAGCTATTTTTAATCCTTGTTCTTGTTTAGTAGTAAGAATCATATTTATTCTTCCTTATAATTTATATCTCTATTTATATTATATTATATTTTTTATAAAAAATCAACTATTTGCTTCAAAAATTTCTAAAAGTATTTTTGATTTGGAAGGCGGTCCTCATGACCCATCACCGGCGTGCGAACTAAAAAAGGAGGCATAGTTTTACCTCCTTTTTAATCAAAAGTAATATTTTTTACTACCAATAATTTCATAATCTGTAATTTTAATTTGTCCAGTTACATTACCATTCCAAACGTTTAAATCACAAGTACCAATAATATTAATAGTTGTACTTCCTCCTGGATTAGGTAGTAATGATTCAAATTCTTCTTGCGAAGAACCAAATTTAATTAATTCTACTCCATTTGGCAATTTAATTTTTAAAGTAGGGGTTTTATTTGGAGACATTAATGTTAAACTATTTTCTGTTACCTAAATATTTTCTATTGCAATTAGAGGTTTTTCAATTCCTTGTCCCCATATTTTATTTAAATCAGCAATAGATATAACATCTTGAGATTTAAATTTAAAGAAATCCCAAATTAAATCTACTAAATAAACTTTTTTAAAATCACATTTATCAAGTTCTTTATTTGAATATTCAATAAATTTATCAAAGTTAATATCTGAGATAGAAACACCCATTGCATTTGAGTGTCCCTCTGCCCAGTTTATAAAACCGCTATTATCAAGGAATCCTTTAAAATCATCAAAATCAGTAGTATTAGTTCCGCGTCCTGAACCCTCCCAGTTAATACCTTCATCTGTATCGTTTTCCATAAGAATCAATACAGGATGATTATATTCTGCAACAAATTCATTTGCAACTAATCCAGCAAGATTTCTATCAATTTCATGATTTTTATCTAATTTAACCGCAATAATTTTATTATTTAATAAATTTTTGTCTTTAATAATTTTATCAATCGTCGTATAAACAGAATCTCTAATCTTAGTCTAACGATTTTTGACGTTGACACAGGTTCTGACTGCCTAGGTAACTAATGCTTCATACTATCCTTTACATCCTCTCTTTGTTGAAAGTACCTAATCATATGAATTAAATTCAAGCATTGATTTAAAAACAATCATACGCTCTTCTGTAGTTCCAGATCTTACAATAGCATTAATCTGAGGAGCAATATACCAGCTTACCGAGAATGGTTGCAATCCCCCAGCTTTACTAATACTATAATCATTATGTTCTGCAAGCTCTTTTAAAAATGGATTGCGGAAATGCTAAAGTCCTTGAGTAATGATATAATGAGTTTCAAAATTTCTTAAATCCATCATATCAGCAATAATTCCAACAGCAGTAAGATCTAAAATTTCCTTAGCATATTCAGTTCCTAATAAAGAATCTAAATATGAACAAAATTTATATACGATCCCAACACCAGAAAGTGTTTTATTTGGATAGTCGCACATTTGATTATTAATAATTATTGCGTCTGCGGATTCTCGTTCAGCGAGGTGATGATCCAGAACAAGAACATCACATCCCCGCTCGCGCAATTTTTTATGATCTTCATAACTATTGCTACTGGAATCAGGACAAATAACCATTTTCACATCTTCTGGAACAGTATCTGCATTAATTCCATGAATTTTTCCCTCATTCATATAATAAATTATATGAGACTAGGTATATGCTGGAAATAACATATTAAGATAATTAATTAAAGCAGCACTACTTGTCATACCATCACAATCAACATCTATTAAAACAAAAATCTTATCATTAGCTTGAATGTGTTTTATTAACATCCTAGCTCCATCTTTCATATGATCAAGTAATTCTGGATCTAATAAATCTTGCTATGATACTGATAAATAATGCTAAGTTTCTTCTGGGGACATGCCCCTATTCATAAAAATCTGCTCTACCGCACTATAATTTCTATTAAACTCAAGCGGGAGCAATGATTTTCTAAGTTGATATTCCATATTGAATTCAACCTCCTTTCATCATAATCGCCTCCTTATATAATTATTCGATTTTTAAATAAATATAAAAAATTATCCATCCCACAGTCAATCGGAGAATCTTTGTATCCTAATAGATTCCATTTATCCCACATAAAAGTAATTAAAACATCATTATGATATTTATCATAAATATTTGTTAATTTTTTTTCCCATAGTTTACTTTCATCTGTATTTAATTCTTGAAATTGTTTATCAAATGCAATTATAATTTCTTCTACGTTATCATTTAATAAAAGTTGCATTTGATGTACTGATAAATTAGAACCACAAACAGCTACACTTAAATTATTTTCCCATCCAAAATATGAAGCATATTTAAGACAAGATTTTTCACTTTCAAATATAATTACTTTTTTAATAGCTTTTATATTTTCTTTACTCCAATTTAAACTATATAAATTTAATCCAAGAGGATGATTATATAATTTATGATTAATTGTTATAGGTCTATATTTACCATAAATTTCAGCATCTTCTTTTATAAGTGTGCGGCCACGCAGTCCAATGAATCTTCCAGCCTGATCAAAATGTGGAATCGTAATCTAATCTTTTCCAGGATAATATCCAATTTGAGCTTTTTCAATAACCTCTTGAGTAATACCCTCTTTTAACCAAGGTTCAATTTTTACCTTATAATTAAAAATAGACAATATATTACTATTATATTCTGGAAGTTCTTGTAAATTGTAGTTTTTATTTATTTCTTTTAATTTATCATAATTTGCAAAAATTTTCCAATCAGGCAATGCATCTTCATCAGTACCATCTATAGAATCACCTGAGATTCCGAATCTGCGAGCAACCCAACGGACCGCCGCATTTAAATCATACTCTTCTTGCCATTGAATTTTCGCAACTTTACAAACTAATTCAAAAATATCAAAACTACCATTACATCCAGTATAACAAGTAAACATTGTACTATTTATATAATAATATAATTTTCTACTTCCTACTCCTGGAGGATTATGACAAATTGTGGTGGAGATAATACCAAAATTTGTATATTCTGGCTCTCCACCAAATTCTGTCAATAAGGTAAAAATATCTTCAAGATTTAACGCTTCTTTTATTTTTACCTTATTATAATCAATCATTTTATCCCTCTATTACTCTAATACAATATCCATTAAGACCATATTCATTATTTACATAATCACATAAAAATTTCTGAAAATCAACATTTTTATCAAGATCATTTCTATTATTTAAAAGATCTAAAATAATTTCTTTTGGCATTTTATATTCAATAAATCTTTTTCCAAGATAAGGATCATCTGGATACCAATACTTTGCATTTTCTACTTTTACAAAATCAAGACTTTTTACAAAAGATTTCTTTCTCTTCTGATTCTTCTTTTCAAGGTTCTTTTTTACACTATTTTTAATAAAATTATTTCTATTCTCCATTATAAAATGCTCCTTCTTCAACCATTATTTTAGTATTATTAATTTCTATCATTTCATAATCATATGTTGTTGCAAACATAGGCTGAATTCTACAACAACCTAAATCTGCTTTACACCATAAAATTACACCTTTATATCTACCTCGTCTATTTTTATAAATAGACAATTTAATTGTTGGCTTTGCAAAAATATTAGAATTTAAAATTGGTTCTAATGCTTTTATATCATCAGTTGTTACAGGTAATAAAATTCCGCCTAAATCAATTTTATCTGCAATAGCCTTAGCACCACGAAGTAAATTTTGATCTGGAATTTTTGCGTCCTTCCAGTCTCCATTCAGCTGAGTACTAGAAAGAATAAATACTCCATATTGATTACATATGTCTTTTAATTTTGTTGACAACATAAACAAAATATTATCTTCACGAAGTTTAACTCCGCCAGAACGTCTTGTAATTTCTTCAAGAATTTTTAAACTTGTATGAATATAATCATGACATATGTATTTTACATTTTTTTCTCTGACATTTTTCTTAATTCTATCTTCAACATCTTTTAATGAAAAATCTGGTAATTCCTCAATATAAATAGGACTTTGTTCAAGAATTTCAGCAGCTTTTAAAACTCTTTCTTCTTCATCACCTTCATATTTTCCATTAATAATATGTTCCTCATTTACAGCAGATAAAAAAGCAAGCATCATTGTTTGAATTTCTTCAAGTTCTTGTTCTGTTGTAATATATAAAACTGGTTCTGCAACACCATTTTTAATCCATCCAAAAGTTTCATCATAAATTTTATTACATCCAATATAACAAGCATCTGCAATCATTGAACGAGTCTTACCTACACCAGTAGGCGCTGACCGCAAATAAAACTTTTTCAATCTTGCTCCACGAGTAACAGTATTAATTAGAGGCCCATACATAGGAACTCCAACTTCTGGATGTTCTTTAAATTTATCAATTAACCCTTTAATATTAGTGCCTGCCGGAATAGATTCTCCAAAAGAATCATCAACATATTGCATTCTAATATTATCTATTTTTGCATCTACTAAATTTGCAATATCATCAAGATTTGCGTTATCTAACCACTCTTCTTGCTTTTGTTTCTTTTTTACATCCAAAATATTATCAGGATCATAAATATCAGAAACATTAACTCCATAATTATCATATGCTCGAAGTAAAGACATTTTCTTTAATCTTCCATAATAATAATCAAAAGATAATGGAGTACAATTTTCAGCAATTTTTAAAATCCACTCATTTCCTTTATTACTTTTATAAATAGCTTCATACTTTGGGCGATCTGATAAAAAATCTGAAATATTTTCAATTGTTATTTTCTCTGCACCTAATTCGTGAATTTTATAAATTGCTCCAAATACTATTCTATGAAATTGATTGTCAAAATCTTGGTCTGTAATAATATATTTATCTGTTAAATCAAGTAGTTTCGGATTATTATAGATTGCGCCAATTACTTGTATGATAGCTGTATTGTCCACATATTTTGAACTCATTCTATCGTATCATCCCCCTCATCCAAAAAAGTAAATAATTGACGTTTTTTTATTGGTCTTTCTGGCCGCGGAATTTTTATTACTATCTCTTCTGGATGATACTCTTCAATTTTAAAATCTTGATTTTTTTGTTGAGCTAACCATATTTGATAATAATAATTAAAAGCATCTTTATAAATATATGGAACAATACCTATTCCATTATTAGATTTTTCTGTATTATTACCTTTTATTTCATAAAAATATTTTAATGCTTTTAATATTCCCGAATATGTAAAATTATAAGTATCTACATATTCATTTATTTGTTTTCTTATTCGGGGCGTAACATAATCATCCCCAAACAATTTCATAATATATTGTTCTAATTGTCCTTTATCATCTAACACTTCTTCAACATGAGTTTTAGCCTTTTCTGCACATAATTTATGAGCATATCTTCTACTCATAACTTGAACAGTAGGTTCTTTATCTCTATCAAAAAATTGTTGACAATAATAACATTTTACTCTATGAGCCATAATGATTTAACCTCTTTTTGGTTAATATTTCATTATTATTATATCATAAAATTATTTTTTTGTCAAATTTTGTTAATTTTTTATAATTTATATTAATATTATATCAAAATTTTTGTATAAAATCAATAAAAGCATTTTTTAAAGAAAACTCTTTAAAAAATGCTTTTTATATAATTAAATATTATTAATATCCATCGTTTTGTCCCTTAGATCTCTTAAATCTTGTACAATGAGATAAACCATTTCAACCTGTTCTGGGGTTGCTTCAGCAATCTTCTTTTTCTTACCAAGATATTTTTCAATAATTGCAGTGATCTTAGTTGAATTAGATGCATCTGCTGTCATAATATCTCCAGCAAGCCCCTGGAATTCAGACATCAATTCATCAAAATCATAAACTGGCTTCTGAGTAATAGTTTCTTTTTCATCTGTTACATATTCATTGCCATACTCTGCTGCTTCTTTATCAATGGCTTCAGATACTGCATTAACAAGATTTTCATAACTCATTGGAAACTCGCTCTTAATATACTTAAAGCGACCGCCGCATTCAATAGAATCATCTCCGCAACGAAGAGTAAGAACAGACATTTCTCCTTTATTCTTCTGATGAGCATATCCATAAATATCTGCCATACCACTAATAATAACGCTTGCTTTACCACTAAGACGAGGTCTAATTACAACTCTTTCAACATTACCATCATTGTTAGTAATATTAACTTCTTTATCATGTCCGATAAAAAATACAGCATATCCCATCTGGGTTAGTCCTCTAAATACCTCTGCAAATTCAGTATTAAAAGCACCCCATCCTTTTCCATATCCAAGATCTCCAAGAGATTCAATGCCTTTCTGCTGACAAATATATTTCTGACACATCTCAGAAGCTTCATCAACAGTATCAACAATAATACTCTTATAAACATTTTTTACTGCAGGCTTTTTAAGTTCTCTATAAACCTGTTTCATTTCACCCCAAGTGGTAATATCCTAAGCCATTACTCCAGGTAATGCATTATATCCTCTCTCAAATGCAAGAAGCAATGCATTTGGCATCTATGTCGCCAAAGTTGTTTTACCAGTCTTGGGCGCACCATAAATATATGTAATATATCCACTTAAATCTCTACTTACTTTGTGTGGCTGAATACCTAATAAATCAATAGCCATATCTTATTTTCTCACTTTCTTTACAGACCCTTATCCTTACTTTCACGAGTCTTTTTTATTTTTTAATATTTATGGTAAAGAGTAGATAATAAATTATCTACTCTATTTATATATTATATTTTTAATTAGAAATTAAAATCTCCAACTTTTGCCATCGTATTAGCTGCGGCCGCAGGCTTTGCAGCAGCATTAGCTCTGGATGCATTATACTCATCCTGTCTCTGCTTAATGCCAGCTACAGTAATCTCTCTCTGAGCCATTGCATCAGTAAGTTCCTTTACAGTAATTGTACTCTCATCATCAAAAAGATAAGGCTCACCCTGTGCCCAAGTTACTACCCACTCTCTTCTGGTATTCTGGACTTCTCTTACATAAGTCTCACCAAAAGCAGATTCCTCTTCAATCTTTCTAACAGTTGTTGAAGAAATCTGACGACCTCTAATTCGAGTAAATACTGGTTCCTTAGTTGATGCTCCAAGATTCTCAAAATAATCCATTGCATTTGGATTTGTTGCAATAAATTCTGTCGGAAGAAGAGCATTTCTAAAATCAAAAATAGCTCCCTTAATTACAACTCTTTCAGGAATATTACGCTCAAGATTCTCCTCCTGGCGAATTACACTTGTAATAAGCATATCTACTTCAAAAGTGTTTCTTGTATTAACATCTTCTTCAAGATCATTACTTGCGTGAATAAATCCACCTTCATTTCTTTTCGCACTAACAAGCTCTTCCTGTCCATTACGATTTGAGAAAAATTCATTCAGACCAATTGCGGAATCAATTCTAAACTTAGATGCCTTATCAACACCATTTTCAGTTACACTCATATACTTGCCACCAATAATATCATTAAGAATCTTAAAAGTATTATTAGCTGCGCCGCTTGCAGTTGTTTCAGTTACATATGTAAAATGAACCGGAACTACATTTGTTGCTGCTCCTTCTGGATCAGTAAGAATACTAACTGTACCCATAATAAAAGTAGTTCCTGGCTTTTTTGAATTCGGTCCTGTTGTTCTTAACTGTAAATCATGTTCATAAAGAAGACCAGATACATGTGTTCTATTAATTGTCTTTTTCATATTATTTTTTCTCCTTAATTTTCAAATTTTACTTCTTTACCTTTTTCTGTAATTGCATATACTACTGGATCCTGTCCAATCTTCTCCACATAACCATCTGTTACAAGTTTTCTAATTGCTCCAGATACAACTCTTGAAGAAACAAACAATCCTTCTCCAATGTCCTTTGCTTTTGCCATTGGAATATCAGTAGCATGATCCTGAAGATATTTCAGAATCAACTTACCATTATCGGTAAATTCGGGCTTTTCAATTTCTTTTTTCCCCTTAAAAGCTTCCCAATAAGCCATTGCATCTGCTTGATCTGGATCATTTAAATCAATATTAATCGCTTTAAATCCTGTTTCTACTAATTCAATAAATTTTTCTTTCTTAGTCATAATTTTTTCCTTTTTTATTTCTTAACTTTATAAATATATTATATCATTTTTTTATTAAAAAATCAACTTAATGTAAAATCTTGGGAAGTTTGTTCATCTATAAAAATTAACTGGTTTGCATACGGTAAAGTCCTTGCCCAATTAATAAAATCTTCTCTCCACTCAATTAATTTATGATTTCTTCTTTGTCCTTTAGAACATATTGCAAGAAGATTTTCATAATTCATTGTTATAGTACGAGTTTGTAGCCAACTTTCTGGAAGAAGTCGTACTAATTCTTTCCAATAGCGAATATCTTTCGTTTCATTATAACATCTGCGAAGATTTTCACAATCAATTATAAGATTATTCCAAATAGTTTTAACAGTAGTATCTAAGCATATAGGATTACCTTCATATGGTTTTAAATCACCATTATAATCTCCCATTTCAAAACATTCTTCTGTAATAGGATATGATGCAAGCTTATGCATTGTAGAAGTACTGTTCGCGACTGTTCCGACCTTGTAGGTGTCAGCTTCTTTCCACCAATAGAGTGGAGCAGTTATATCCACAGAAACAAAAATTTGACGAAGAAATTTGCGATGTTCTGGACCAGAACGAATTAAAAGCTAAGCTAAATGCATATCTTTAGGTCCAATATAAGCAACTTCTTTATAATCATGGTCTTTAGATTCTTTGTCTTTAGATTCTTTTAAAATACCATTTGTAATTAGCCAATTAAGATATTCATCTTGTAATTCAACAAATTTTTTATGTTCTTCATTATGTCCATTCCAATCAGGGTGATCTTGTTGAATCCAAGCATTAGCGACTTTAAGAATTTCTCCATCTTCATTATCAGTAATATTAAAATAACTATCACTTAAATCCCAGCTATTTTTTGGATTTCTCATTCCTCGAAAAGAATTTTCAAAATTATATACTCTTGTATTTTCAAATTTCATTTTACAATAATTTCCTTTATTTCATCAAGATTATAAATACCAACCCACTAACTACCATTAATTACAATAAAAAAATTTGGCTTTTGAAAAATATAATCTGTATAATCTTCAGAATCCCAAGTTCTTAATCCACCATCTTTAAAAGTAATTTCAATTTTTTTCATAATTATTTACAATCATCTCCTAAACAAATATTTGCATATGGGTTTGTAGCATTTATTGTTATTGAATCAGATGTTATTTGAGTATCTGCTCCAATAGTTAATGAAGAAGAATCATTTGTTGTAGTAGACCATGTATAATATGGTGTTGTTGTAAATGGTGTATTTATAGTCCAAGTTTTTCCACTTTTAATTCCATTATAATATCCTTCCCAATAAGCCTCATTAATAATTTCTTGAAGCTCATCTTTTGAAAGATGGATTTTATTATTTTTATCAGTTGTAAATACTTTAATTTTCATTTTATACTATAACCAAACTCCTTTGCTTTAAAATATTCTTGCCAATAATCTTCTCGTTCATTTAACTTAATTCTATCACAATCTTCAATTAATTCAAAAGAAAAATTTTCTACTCCTTCTTTTAACATTGCTGGATATAATTTATTTTGCGTAGGAGCTTCTGCGCCCAGACCTCGTTTAATATGTTGTCGCCATCTATCAGCGACATTAACTGCTTGTCCAACATAACATAAACCATTATTTAAATTAGTTATTTTATAAATGCCTGTATGAATCTTTGAACCTAATACTCGACCAATTAAATCATTATAAGGTTTTTCATAATAATATTTATATATAACTTTATTTAATGGTTCTGGATTTCGTAAATAAGGAATAATTTCTCTAATTTTAGAAATTTCTTTTAAATCTTCTTCAGCTATAATTAAACGATAAAAATCTTTTTGATTTTCTTCTTCAAATTGACGTTTGTTTGCGGCGACCGCTGCATCTACTTTTGATTGCAACTCTGTGAGTTTTTTAGCGGCTTCCGCAGTAGAAACAGAATATTTAGTAATTTTATCCTAATAATATTTTACTAAATCACTTAAAGTAATTAAATATTCTTTTATTGCTTCATCTTTAGATTCATTAATAAATTTTTTATAATTCTAAAATTCTAAATCTAAATTTTTTTCTTTTAATTTAATTTCAGCTTCTGCTTTATCTATGTGAATTTTCTTATAATTTTCAGCGGCTTCAGCTGCCTAATTATCAATCTAAGTTAATTGCTATGTAGCATCTACAATTCTTTTCTATAAATCCTAATTACGTTTTTCTTTTTCTGAATTTAAAAGATCTAATGTATTTAATTCATTTTGTTTTATATCAATTTCTTTTATTAATTTTATATTCTATTTAACTTTATCTTCATCTAACTAAACTTTTTTCTTATATTTAGGATAAAAAATAATTAATGTAATTAAGATTCCAAATACAATTCCTATAATAATATTAACCATATTTAAAAAATAAGGGGTAAGTTTTACTTACCCCATCAAAAACAGTTTTACTATATTATTAATTACTCAGCATCCTCTTCAGCATCTGGATCAAAGGCCATTCCTGCCGGGGTAAGAGATAAGAACTTAACCTGCTTATGAGATCCATCCTCAAGCTCAACCTCTGCAGGTGTACGAACTCCAAGACCCTTTCTCTGAATTGCAGAGGTAAAAATACCATCAACGCTTCTCTTTTCAAGACCTAATACATCAGCTACATCCTGTGCAGTAACATTTGCTCCATTAATCTGCTTTAAATACTCAAGAACCTTACGGCTATTTTCCTTCATTGCCATTGTTTTAATCTCCTTTAAAAATAAATTTTTTTTTAATGTTTTTTTGTAATTTTAATATACAAAAATTTTGTTTTTTTGTCAAATACTTGCTTCCATTTTATTTAATATTTTTACTACTTTATCATCAATTGCAGCCATGTCTTCTATTGAAGTTATTAAATTAGAATAATAAAGAATGTTACCTTTTGCTTCAGCAATTTTATTTTCATCTTCACTATGTCTTAATATAAATTCTTCTTTTGCAATTTTTTTAGCAAGTTCTTTGATTTCTTTAGTTTTCATTTAATTCCTTTTTTATATATCATTTATTTTTTTTAATGTCAAAATATTTTTTCAAAATCTTCTTCTGTTATAATCTTAACACCCAGCTTTTTAGCAGTTAAATTCTTTGAAGAATTAGAGGTAATATCATTATTAATTAAATAATTAGTTTTACCGCTAACAGAACTAGCAACTTTACCTCCAGCTTGAGAGATCACATCAATAAGTTCCGCACGATTTTTATATTTTTTTAATTTTCCTGTAATAACAAAAGTTAAATCTTTTAGTTTTAAATTTTCTTCTTTTTCTTCTGGAATTTTTATATTTAATAAATGATATATTTCATCAGCTTCAGAATAATCAAAATATTTTAATTCGTTATCCATTTCTGGACCAAATCCATCTATTATGGAAAAATGATATGTATCATCATTTACAGCATCTTTAAATTCATCATATGTTTTAAAATATTTAATTAATTCTTTTGATACTGTATTTCCAATAAGAGGGATTCCTAAAGATGCAATAAAAGCATCTAATGTAGTATTTTTACTTTCTTCAATAGAATTTAAAATTTTATCAACAGAAGCAACACCAAATCCTGGTTTAGATATCCATTCCTCTCGATGTTCTTTTAATTTAAAAATATCTATTAAAGATTCAATCCATTTCCAATCAAGTAATTTTTCAAATGTCGCCAGAGACAGCCCTTTTATATCCAATCCTTTTTTACTGGCAAAATGTTCAAGTCTATTGAGAATTTTACCTTCGCAATAAGGGTTGTCGCATTCAAGCGTCACAACACCATTATTATCTTTATAACTAACTATTCCGCAACATATGGGACAATACTCTGGAGAATCATTTGCAGAAACACCACCATGAGAAACAACATATCCATAGTCATAATGAGGTCCAGCTGAAGCAATTTGTGGAATAATCATATTTGCTTTATATACTTGCAAATGTTCACCCACATATGCGCAATCGCCAAGAATTTCTCTCATTACAGAAACATTATGTAAACTAGCTCTTTCAACAATAGAACCATCCATATCTATTGGATCAAAAACTGCCACTGGAGTTAAAACTCCTGTTCTACCCATCGTCCAACTAATTCTTTTTAATCTTGTTTCATAAATTTCATCATAAAATTTATAAGCAATAGCATTTTTAAAATGATGGGATGTATATCCTAATTTTTCTCTTAAAGATAAATCTCTAAATTTAAATACAATTCCATCTATTGGATAAGATAATTCTTGACATTCTTTTTTTATCTTTTCAACAAGATTTTCAATTTCATCATCAAAATCAAAGGGACATATGGTAAAACCTAATGTTTTTGCTTTAGCTAATTGAACAATAATTTCATTAGATATATTATTAAATGGCTTAATAATATCCCAAACAATAAATTTTAATTTTCGTTTTTCACATTCTTTTGAATTAAGTAATCTAATACTACCAGAAGCAAAATTACGAGGATTTTTATATTCTGTTGAGAATGTTTCAAAATCAGAATATGTACAAATAATTTCTCCGTCAATAATGACCTGATCTTTATAATTAATACGCTTTGGAATAGAAGGAATTACTTCTGCATTGTGAAGAATATCTTCACCAATAGTACCATTACCTCTTGTTTCTGCTCGAACTAATTTTCCATTTTCATAAGTTAAAGAACAAGTTAAACCATCCATTTTAGCCATTGCAATAAAATCTTTCTTACTAAGAAAAGCTTTTATTTCGGCCAAATCTTTTGTTTTATCTAATGAAAGCATTGGATGATTATGTTCAATTTTTTTTAAAGCAGTTACTGTACTATAATTAATTTGTTGCGTGGGAGAATCTTTAAAAATAATACCAGTTTCTTTTTCTAATTTTTGTAATTCAAAATATTTTTCATCCCATTCTTCATCTGTAAGAATAGTATGTCCACTATCATATAGTGCAGTAGTAGAATTTAACAAATCAATTAATTGTCTAATTTTTTCTTCTGATTTTGTCATAAAATTTCCTCAAATTTTATTTCTTAAATTATATATATTTTTTTTTATAAAAAATCAACCATAAGGAAGCTTTAAGCTTCCTTATAATTATACTTTAGTAACAGAATTTATAACACCTTTCATCATGATATTTCCAAGAGAAGGTCTAGATAAAAGAGGAATATCTTTTGCGGAAATACATATTGAATTAAGAGGGCCAATAAGAAGAATCATATCAGAATCTTCTACTAATGTACCACAAACAATTTTTCCAGAAGAAGATGTTGGTTTATAAACCATTAATCCTTTTCCTGCGCGCTTCTGTACAGGAAGTTCTTCTAACTTAATTTTCTTGCCGAGACCCGACTCTGCGAAGATTGCAAGCTGGTCTGTTGTGTGTCTCACAGGCAAGGCCGCAACCACATAATCATCTTCTTTAAGAGTAATACCCTTAATACCCATTGCAGTTCTTGAAGAAGTAGGAATTTCTTTTAAACTAATTTTAATTCCCATACCTTCATGAGTAAGAAGAATCAAATCTTCATCAGAACAAAGTCCCACTGAAGCTAGAGTATCTCCTTCCTTGAGACCAATCGCCGCAATTCCTGTCTTTTTCTTAGTCTTTGTATATTCATCTAAAGAAGTCTTTTTAATAACACCATTTTTAGTTACAAATAAAATATATTTAGCATTTGTATCTCTATAAATAGAATAAATTAAAGTTGCTTCTTCATTCGTATCCATTGCAATTAAAGACTTAATACTCTGTCCTTTTGTTGCATTTGTTCCTACTGGAATATCATTAACTAAAATACGATACATTTTTCCTTTATTTGTAAATACCATTAAAGAATCAATCGTATTTGTTTTTATTACAGCAGAAGTAATATCTCCAAGAGTTTTAACGCCTTTACCATTTCTATGCTGTGTTCTAAAACTAGAAGAAGGAATTCTTTTAATTAATCCATCTTCACTCATCACGACAACACATTTTTCTGGTTCAATAAATTCAATTTCTTTTTCTTCTTTAGATTCAGAAACTTGAGTAATTTTTGTTCTTCTCTCATCTCCAAATTTTTGCTTAATTTCATCAAAAAGATTTGTTAAAGCTGGAGTAGGATCTTTAATAATTGCTGATAAAGTTACCATTTCAGCAATTTTTTCATTATATTCATTTTGAATTTCTATTTTTTCAAGATTTGCTAATTTACTTAATTTCATATCCAAAATTGCTTTTGCTTGTGGTTCTGTAAAAGTATATTTAGAAATTAAGTTTTCTTTTGCCTTTGCTGCACTTTCTGATTTCTTAATTAATTGAATAATATTATCAATATCTTCAAGTGCTTTTAATAAGCCTTGCAGAATATGTGCTCTTGCTTCAGCTTTTGCATATTCAAATTTAGATTTACGAATTAAAACATCTCTTTGATGCTCAATATAATTTACAAGAAGTTGCTTTAAATTAAGTAGTCTTGGTTTTTTATCTACAAGAGCGACTTGATTAAAACTATATGTATCTTCTAATTTTGTTTTAGCATAAATCTTTTTAATAATTGGTTCTGCTGAAACACCTTTAGCAAGCTCAATTACAAATCTAACACCTTGAGCATTAGTTTCATCTCTAATAGTTGTTACGCCATTAAGCTCACCTGCTTCACAAAGCTTATCTAATTCAATAGTTAAATTATCTTTTGATACTTTATATGGAATACTATCAAATACTATTGTATCTCCATTTTTATCAGATTCAATATGATATTCGCCTCTAACTCTTGCTCTTCCTTTTCCTGTGAGATAAGCTGTAGTTAATTCATCTTTATTAATAAGCAAACCTCCAGTAGGAAAGTCAGGACCAGTTACAATTTCAAGCAATTCTTTAATATCACATTCAGGATATAAAAGAACATGAATTGCTGCATCCATAATTTCTTTTAAATTATGAGGTGCAAAAGAACAAGCCATACCAACAGCAATACCAGTTGTTCCATTGACTAAAAGATTTGGAATTTTACCTGGAAGATAAACTGGTTCTTGCTCTTCATCAGTATAAGCATTCATCCAATCTATTGTATCTTTCTTTATATCAGCCAGCATTTCTTCACCAGCTTTAGAAAGTTTACATTCTGTATATCTATATGCGGCCGGCTCATCACCATCGCGAGATCCATTATTTCCATGGAAATCAATAAGTGGGTATCTCATATTCCAAGGTTGAGATAACCACACCAATGCTCCGTAAATACTAGAATCACCATGCGGATGAAATCTACCCATTGTATCACCAACAGGCTGCGCGCACTTAACAAATTTCTTATTATTCATATATCCTTTATCGAACATATCATAAAGGATTCGTCTTGCTACTGGCTTGAGCCCATCTTCCGCAGAAGGTAATGCTCTATCAGTAATAACACTTAGACTATAATCAAGAAAGCTTTGTTCAACTTCTGGTATAATCGGTGTTTGAATTATATTTTCCATTTATTTTTCCTTTTTTATCATTACTAACGTATTATTATTTTTTTTATCTGGTATAGCTTCAAAATTTATATTTGTTATTGCTCGTGGTTCTGTATTATAAGCTGCTATCGTTGTATTACTACAACCTCCTGTAATATAAGTATTTTCATATTCTATTATCATATCATTTAATACAGGTTTAACAAGTTGAGTAATAATTATATTATTCATTTTAATTTTTAAATAGAAAGGTTCTCCATTTTCAAAATCAATAGCACTCATGTCGAAATATGATGTTCCACAATATGGACACTTATTTAAGCCAACATCATATGGGGCACCACAATTAGGACAGTTTTTATTCATAACAATCCTTCTTTTTGTAATATATTAATTCGATTTTCTAATAATTCACTAAAACCTTTATCTATAATAATTTTTCCAGTTCCTCCAGCAAGAGAATCTGCTAAATCATTCCATTTATGATTAGAATGACCTTGAACTCTTTCAATATTAATTCGATAGCCTTCATTCCACATCTAATAAAAATCTGTTATAATATTAATATTTTCTGGAGTCTTCTTTTTAGAATTTAACCAATCATTTTTTGCCCAATTAAACATCCATTCTGTAAATGTTTTTCTTGAATATTCTGAATCGGTATAAATTGTAGAAATATCTTCTTTATTTTTTGTTCCATAAAGAATAAAAGCTGTTAATATTGCTTTTAATTCCATCTCATTATTTGTTGTATATTTAAATCTTCTTGATATACTATATAATAAATTTTCATCATTATCAAGTATTACAATACCATATCCACCAGGTCCAGGATTTGGATTTGCACTTCCATCTGTATATATAATCACTTTAAATCATCCTCCATTTGAGATTCTAAAGTTATACCTTTTTCTTTAAGGCATATATTATGTGATGGAAATAATTGATTAATTGCTTCAAAAATTTTTTGTCTTGTATATAAATCAAGTTCATTTGAATCTACTGTTATAAATATTGTTTCTCCTTCTTTTGGAGAAAAAGTAGATAGTTTAATTCCATCTATAATTTGAGTAATATTTTCTTCTTTAGATATCGACATTTGCTCTCCATGCATTTTGACTAATAAAATCACGTCTAGGTGCAACAGCTTCGCCCATTAGTCCCATAAAAGTTTTAGCGACTTCAGTTATATCATCCATTGTAATTTGTTTAAGAGTTCTTGTTTCTGGATTCATAACAGTTTCAGCCATTTCGTGTGGATCCATTTCGCCTAATCCCTTCATACGACCCAGATCAAAAGATTTCTTAGCTGTTTTTCTATATGCCTCAAGTGCAGCATCATCTTTTAAATAAGTAATATTTTGACCTACTGTTACTTTATAAAGTGGAGGAACCGCCGCATAAATATAGCCTTTAGTAATTAATTCTGGTGCAAATTTCCAGATAAAAGTAAGGAAAAGAACGCGAATATGGCTTCCATCTACATCAGCATCTGCGGTAATAATAATCTTGCCATAACGAAGTTTAGATTCATCTACAATGATTTTACCATCTTTTACTTCTAATCCAAAAGCATCAATCATAGAACTGATTTCTTGGTTCTGCATAGCTTTATGAAGATCTGTTTTTAAAACATTAAGAATCTTACCTCTAACGGGAAGTACTGCCTGAGTATTTCGATTGCGGGCTTCCTTAGTACTACCGGCCGCAGATTTTCCCTCAACAATAAATACTTCGCATTCAGAGCGCTTTTTTGAACTAGCATCTGCAAGAGTTCCTGGTAAAACAGTTCTCTTCTTTGTATCTTGCTTACGCACTGTTTCTTTCGCTTTCTTTGCTTTCTCACGAGCGGCGCGCGCAAGTAATGCTTTTTCAATAATTGCCTTTATATCTTTTGGATGACTTTCAAACCAATTTTTTAATTCTTTAGATGCAAGTCTTTGAACTGCTGTTCTTGCTTCACTACTGGATAAAACTTCCTTTGTCTGTCCAGAGAAAACTGGATCTGGCATAATAAAACTTAATACTAGAGTTAATCCTTCTTTTAATTCATCTCCAGTAATATTTGCATCTTTTTCTTTTAAAAATTTATTATCTCTTGCATATTCATTAACAGTTTGTGTTAAAGCAGTTCTAAATCCTGTTAAATGAGTACCACCTGTATTTGGAATAGAATTTGTATATAATTTATAAGTATCGCTATAAGTTGAATTATAACTCATAGCAACTTTAACGCCAATTCTATCTTCTGTATTTTCTGCATAAAAAACTGAAGTTAAAACTTCTTTATTTTTATTTAAATCATCAATATAATCAAGAATACCTCTATTAGAAGTTATATCTTCCATATCCTTATTCTTGTATTTAAAATGGAAAACTAATCCAGGAGATAAATAAGCTAACTCTTGAAGTTGTTTTCTTAAATCATTATAATCAAGAGTAATTCCTTCCTTAAAAATTTCTGGATCTGGCATAAAATCAATTTTTGTTCCATGAGTATGTTCTTTATTATCCCATTTTCTCACTTCAAAATATTGTTTTTTACCTTGCTTAAATGTAATAATTGCTTCTTTACCATTTCTAACTGAACTTACATTAAAATAATATGAAAGAGCATTAGTTGCTTTAGCACCAACACCATTCATACCACCCGAAGTATTATATCCAGTTTTTCCCGAACTATCGAATTTAGCTCCAGTATGAAGTTTGGTAAAGATATTTTCCAATGTTTCTGAGCCATCTTTGGCTTTTCCAAATGGAATTCCTCTTCCATTGTCTATAATTGTAATATCATCATCTTCACCTACATAAATACTACAACTTGAACAATATCCATTTAAATATTCGTCTACTGCGTTTGATATAATTTCAAGAGTAATTTGCTTTACTCCTTCGGGTCCAGTTGAACCAATATACATACCTGGACGAAGACGTATTGCTTCGATGCCTTCAAGTGTTTTTATGTCTTTTACGCCATAATTTAAATCCACTTTATCCATTCATATTCCTCCAACATTTTTATTGCTTCATTATATTTTTCTTGATTAAATATAATCCATCCATCTGTCATTCCTATAAATGTATATCCATACCAATAAAGTGGATGAGATTCATTGTTACTCCAAGGATATAAAAGGTAAAGTTTTTTCCCTTTATATTCTCTTCCATCACATATAATTTTTTCTATTTTTCTATCATCTATTTTTCTCATATATATATTATATTATATTTTTTTTAAAAAATCAACTAAATAAATGCCAAAATAAAAAATTGGGAGAATACTTTATGTATTCTCCCAATTAAAAATTAATAAGTTAAAATTCCAGAAGGGTTAATACGATTAGAAGTAACCATCCAACCATTTCTATCGAATATATAGTCTTTACTTTCTATTGTTTTTATGATATTATATGGATAAGTATAGTTTTCCATTACATACCACCATTTATTATTAGCCTCTTGAAGCCATCCTTCAATATATTTTCCATTAAT